GTATTTCTCAACCATTATTACGACACGCGAGAGGCACACAGTAGGTTGCCTACCTTGCCCCAGCTAATGGACTGAGCATTGCTTGAGCCTCTGCCTTCTTTCTCTCCCGTGCTTTTTTCTGAGCCTCGCTCTGAATGGTGCGGTAGAGAAGGTAGAGCTTCTGCTGTTCCGGTGTCATAGTATTCAAGGCTTCATCTGGTACTGAGATGTTTTCATAAACTCTCGTGCCAGGCGTGCCTTGGAGAATTTCATTTAGCATGTCACGGGCAGCTCGCGACCGTGCAAGCTCTGGATCAACGTCAGAGATTTTTACACCAAGTGCGTTATTGACTAGCAACTTAATAGCACGTTGTTGAGGTGTCAGCCTGTCGTCGGTAATTCCTTGGAAGATACTCATGCCCTTAGAACCGAATGGCACAATGTTTCTGATGAAGTTTTCCAAAGGACGATAGCCGGGGCCAAACTGTTTCTCTAGTGAAGAGAACGTATCCCGAAGATTCTTGCCAGTATACAACTGCGTCCCAGTTGCTGACTCAATCCCAAACTTAATCAGTGGGTTTGATTGACCGGCAATGTTAGCAAGTGTTTTCGCCGCAGTGTCAGACAGACTGCCACCCTGTGTTAGTAAGTCGAATGTACCTTCCCAAGGCAAGTCGATGTTTGTCAGGTAACGCTGCAAACCTTCCGCTCCGCCATACGCCGCTGGCAATGGTATAGCAGCAGACTTACGGAGATATTCAGGCACGAAGTTTTCTTCTGTGGGTTGGCTTGCTCTGTTGACTGCCCGTATGGATTGACCCATCACGCCACCAGGACGATACACCATGTTGTTTGCAATCGAAGGCAAGATACCTCGCTGGAATGAATAGAAAGGTATGAGCTGTTTAATGTAGTCGTTCTCAAACCTTGTGAATGCTTCTGGTCTATAATCGACGTTTGCCATTCTTGAAAGGTCGCCAGCTACACCAGGTGCAACACCTTTCCTTGCTTGATTTAAGAACGTGCCTAATCGCAGTGTGTCTTCAACAGCCTCGTTGCCATAATCAATGGCTTGCAAAAGAGGGTTCGTGTTTTCTCTCAGCGGCTTAGGATTTCTAAGTCCCCGTACCCCACGCATACCAAAGAAGTTACTCGGCTTCAAACCTTCTTTGATTGCGCCAAGTATGTTCGGTCGCTCTTTATCTAAACCAGGCAATGCACGGGATTCTTTATTTGCAATACCAGCTAGGTCTGATACTACGTTGCCGCCCAACAAATCTTGAGCTGCTGCTTCTCTGGCAAACTTAAAATAAATCTCGTCGTCTAGGTCTTGCCCCGCAAACTTAGCTTCTAATTCACGGTAGGCTGGAGTTCCTTTAAGTCTTTTAACAATATCATCTTTCAAAGACTTCCCGGTAATCACTCCTGTGCCACCACCCCTAGCAGCAAAAAAGTCTAGGATGTTTCCTGCACCTAACGATGCATTATTAGCCAAACCAGAATAGAGGTTACGAACTAAGAACGCTGGGTTCCCCAAGGCCCCAACTTTAAATGCATTGGTAAACTGTCGATACGCACCACCAAGTCCAGTGATAGGTTCACGGACAGTAGTTTGCGGCTGAAGAGTGGTCAGTGCATCTAGTAGCTTCTTGTCAATTGCAGCCTTGCCAGGAGTACGCTGTATCTTCTTTTTTCCCTTTGATGTGAACTTGCCAAGAAGTTCATTCATTCTCTTGCTTTTATTAGCAAGACCAAGAGAACCTGTCGCCCCTATGAAAGGCTCGAAACCTATCGGCGCACTATCGGCCTTGGTCTGACGAAGCCCTCTGCCAACTTCTTTCCCAAGAAGGTCATAGATTGCATTCAGGGAACCAACGTCAGCAGCACCTATCTTGAGCCTGCTTCTTATATTATCCATCACTGGTGAGTCAAAGAGACCAACGCCACCTTCTTTGTATTGCAGGTCGAGATTAAGAAGGCGTTTTGCCATGTCGCGATAGAACTCTTTAATCTCTGCGTTCTTCGCTCGCAGCATTCCTCTGGATTTATCGACGGCACGAAAATCAATATTGGGAACAATCTCTTTAAACTTAGCAGCGTTTCTAGCAACTCTCTGTGCTTCAGCATTGGAAAGCTTTGGTTTTGCTTCTAGGACAAGGTCAAAGTTTCTATTGAAGTTTTCTTCGTCTAAAGCTTTTGCTGCCTTGTATTCGTCAGACTTTAAGAAGTTGCCAAGATTATCTCCGTATAGCGTCTTGACCTCTGGCTCAACGCCAAACGCATCTCGCATTGCAGAGCGATACGCCTTGTTGATTTCTTCGCGTGCTGCCTTGTTATTTATTTCACCAAACCCGAGGCTATCACCCAATACGTCTTGAAGATATTCACTCCCCATATCTCCAAACTTTTTTTCAGTCGTGAACTTCCGCATCAACCACTGAGGCAAGTCAAGCTCCGGCTTCCTGCCTTTCACGCCCTGACCAAAAATCTTTGACTGACGAGCATACGCACCTGGCTTCTTGCGAATTCCTTCAGGTAACATAGCTTTGTTAAACGATTGGCTTTGTCGTGGGATGTAACCTAGGCCGGTTAGTTTTCCTTCTGCATCTAGGTTGCCTGTGCGAGTCCAGTTGTTTGACACGAATTCAGCAGCATCACCACCAGCATCTTCGGTCATCTTCCGAAGTCTAGGGCCTAAGTCCTTAACGAAGTTCGCTAAGTCCATGTACTCTTTGTTCTGTGAAACTGCCTTGTAGACAGGATTCTTTTCTACTTGAACAGCGAAGTATGCGGGGTCTTCGACAAAGTCATTAATAGCTCTTTGTATTTCAATATCATTTACTGGTATGACTTCGCCTAAGTCGTTTACGAGGGGGCTTGTTTTAGCCCTAATAAGTTTGTCGTCAAACTGCCCGTCCCCACCAATTAAATATTCAGCGCCTAGAGTTGAGTCACGAACTTTCTTTCGTGATAACTTCTGCCCAGCCAAAGTGCCTTCGAGGTCACCGGGGATATAAAAGCCGCCCGAGTCTGTGTTGAACAACGCAGACAGTCTTGTCGTAGCAGGGCCAAGGTATGGGTTTTCCGTAGCAAACTTAGCGACGGTATCGCCAACCTTTGCGGGCAATCCTCCAACAAGCGGAAGGTCAAATGCTGTGTTTATGTTTGTGCCAGGTATGCCAATACTCAAGTCTTTAGCTAGAGGCTGCTTCAGTGCTTCATCTAAAGGAGCCGTTCCACCAAACCGCTCATACTGCTGTGCAAATGTCCCTCTTGCGTCTTTTTCTAATTGTTTAGCAGCTCCTTCGGGCAAGTCTATTTTACCTAGGTGTGTCAGAAAATCGTCAGCCGTTTTTGTTCTATACAACTCACGCACGCCCACGCCTAGTTCGTCAGCGTACTGCTTCGCAAAACGAGAAGCACCAGAGGCATCCAGTGCTTTCATCGCTTTTGTAGCAGCACCCTTACCAAAGGTACTTGCACCAGGAGCAATGTAGGTTAAGGGGTCTAATAGAACTTCCCCTACCATTCCCGCCGTCCAGTTACCCCAACTATCTTCTGCGTTATCGTCGAGCAAACCATAGTCTCGCATTAATTCGCGACCATCAACTCGTTCATCGAACGTGCCGAATGCAGATAGAGGGTCGCCTGCAAGAGTGCCTCTAACTAACGCACCAGGTAAGTCAAGAATCCAACCAGCACCAGCAAGACCAGATGCACCCATTTCCGCAAGACTGCGGAGCATGCCCTTCTTTTCTTCTGGCTCTATGAGGTCAGCTATTGTTAAGTCGCGGTCATCTCCGTACTCACGACCTCTGAGCATTCCCATCTCTGCTTGACGTTGTAGTATGCCGTATGGGTCATACCTATCTATCAGAGGTGAACGAGCCATTTATTAAGGAGTAGGTAATCCTGTTTGGTTAGCGGAAGGTGATGCCCCGGCTCTTGATGGCTCTTTATACAACCCTGCCATGCCTTCAACTAAAGCCACTGCCTGTTCTTGCGATATTCCTGGCATTGCAGCAATTTCTACTATAGCGGCTTGCTTTTCTTTTTCTGTTAAAGCTGTACCAGGCCGTAAACTATCCTTCCTTACGGCGTATTTATCCAAGACATTAGTTACCTTCACAAACTGTGCTTCACCCATTCGTTGTAGAATTTCTTGAGCTTGTGCTTCTTTAAGTTTAGCATCTGCTGTAGCTGTAGTTTGAGCAATCGCGGTTTGTTGTTTAAGAACTTCAAGTCTTTCTGCCCTGTCCGCAGCTGCTTCTTTGAATTCTCGTTGTCTTTCTGCCTCCGCATCCCGCCCTTGGGCAAGAAGCTCTTCACTCCTACGGTCTGCTGCCCTAATTTCTTGCTCAAGCCTTGACTGCAAGGCAGCCAGTTCGTTCACGCTTAATTCTTTCTTGAGTGCTGCGTCCACTGCTGCAAGCTTCGCGGCATTTTCTGCGCCAATGGTAGCAACATCAATCTTTGACTGTGCGTCAATTTCAGCTACACCCATATTGGATTTTTTATTTGTCCTTGCAACTTTTTCAAGAGCCGCTGCCTTCCTGTCTTCAATATCAAACTTAGTTGACTCAGGCATCATCTGCTGCATTGCTCGTCTGCGGAACTCTTCACTCATGTTAATTCCACCAGGAAGCTCTCCTCCCATCAGTAGCATCTGAGCATTAATATTGTTCTGCGTTGGACTGACTCCAGCCAGCATGCCGCGAGCTTGAATAAGCTGCTTACGGCTTGCCTTGTCAGCAACTTGGTCTCTTCTCTTCTGTCTAACTTCAGGACTGTCAGGATCAACACGCAAGCCCATAGAGCCATCCATCTTTCGGTATGGCGTGTACTGAGTTTGGTCTGAATATCCGCTGCGGTCACGCATGCGATTCATTCGGGTTTGCAATTGCTTCATTTGATGTGGATTTAACACGCCCCTATCTTCGGTCAGACCCATCTTGCCCACTATGGTTGGGTTAACAAAAGTCGCATTCCCCTCTGCATCAACGCCTTCAATGTAATCGTAAGCAGGTGTACCGTCCCAATCTTTTGTAGTTAATCCGAACACCTCTTGCGCCATTGCTATATCATCTGGGCTGTGCGTCATCTGCTTTCCGCCATGAACCCGTGTAACAGGAACAGTGCGGTCAGGGTCTTCAGCGGTTGGGCTAGCAACTTGAACTTCCTCTTGCCTAAAACCTCCAGTAACAGTTGGGTCTTGTTCTACTAGATTGTCATAGGTTCGTGGCTCAATCATGCCTAGACGCTCTGCTTCATCTCGCTGGCGATTGTAAACATCCTTCTCTACAGCCATGCGGTCTGCCATCTTTTGGTCAGCTTTCGCCTGGTCATTGCTTTGCTTTAAGACCCCTCGCTCCAGACCAGCATCGTAAGAATTGTCGATGAAGTGACCGTATCCTTCTTCACCATCAGAGAGCAATGGATTGCCGCTACCAGCCATAGGGTCAACGCCCATGTCTAAACCTGGCGCACCAACTAATCCACCGTTCAAAGACTCAGGCCCAAGGTTAAACGGAACTCCATCATCGGGAGGAAGATTGTCTTTACTGTATGGCCCAGGTGCTTGCAAGAATTCTTGGTATTGCTCAGGGGTCGCGTCAGGAGCATTTCCTCGAAGTTGCAATAATGCAAACTCTACAGGAACACCATCTCGTTGGGCGATAGCCTGCGCCTGTGCTAAGACTGCTGGGTCATTAATATCAACCGGCATGTTCTATTCCTTATTTCAAAAGCGTAGCTGGCGTAGACAAAGGCATCGGGCGAGACTCTTGGACAAGAGCCGCTGTGCCTAGCGGAGAAACATCTAGTGCGTCCGCTGGTATTTTGTTTCCGTATGAATCTCGTTTGGCTTCTTGGACTGCTTCTCTTGCGAGGTCAAGTGGATCACTGCCTTCACTAGTCTCTTCTCCAGTGACTGCTTCCATTACCTCTTCCATGACTTCACCGATTTCACCTGGAACTTCTCCATCGCTTTCAATGACAGTTACCGATGCCTCTGGTATTTCGTCAACAGCCTCACCACCATCAACAACATCAAGGATTTCTGACAAAGCAACTAAGTCCTCAAGCGTCATGTTCTCGTCGCCCATCACAGGTGCGCCTTGAGTCTGTAGTTCTTGGATTAGACGAGACAGAATTTCAGGACTAAGCATCTTTCTTTTTTTTCTTTCTACGAGGGATGTCGGCAAGCCCTTCTTTAGGCAAGTCATCTTCTTCTACTTCTGGCGTGTCAGGTTTACCGTGCATCTCTTCGTCAAGGTCAGCAAGGTCATTCTTCTCGCCTTTCTTTAAGTACCTGTCCATAATTTGTTTTTCTTTTTCTTCGTCCGCCTTTAGCAGCTCATTAACGAGTCTTTGCAACGCTCCCTTAGTGAGGTCGCTAAGTTCCATTTCCATCTTCATGAGAGCAAATCTCCTAATAAGCCAGAGGCGAAATTCATCATCATTTGTTGTTGACTAAGTCTGTTCATCACATCTGAGTAATAATCGTTTGCAGCAAAACCACTTTGCTGTTGAGCGTAATCTGCATCAGCGCCTTGAGCTTCTAGCTGGTCTGCGCCTTGCTGCGAGCGAGACTGCAAGTCCTGTTGGTAGGCTTGCTGTAGTCCTTCAACCATGTCAGCCGATGCACTGATCCCTGCCTGATGTTTTGTTCCAGCACCGCGAGAAACACCTGGTCTGTCCAGTTGTTTCATGTGACCTCTCGGGTCACCAAGTGCAAGAGCCTGAGCGTACTGATTGCTCATTACTGAATTCCGAGTGCTATCACTCAGACCAGGCATCATGCTCTTATAGTTTTGGGCAAAGGTTTCACTCACGAAAATAGACCTCCTAGAATAGGATTAACCATGCCCATCATCATGTTGGCTTGCTGCATTTGGGCTTGCTGTTGCTGCTGTTTGTTGTTGGCAACCTGATTCAAAGCCTGAAGAGTTAAGTCTCGCTGTTTAGCCAGCTCTGCATTGTAAAGCTTTGCCCTCTCTCGCTCTGCGTAGGCGGACATGTCAGCCGCTGCCATGTTTGCCATGCCACGATAAACATCATCGTTCACAACCCCAGCACCCAGCGGAGATTCCGTTGGCATTACGGGAGGCTGATTCATAAACGGGTTCGGTACGTTTAGATTTGTTTGAGTTGTAAATGCTGCCATGTTTTATGCCTAGCTTTTTAACCTTGCTTTAGAACTGGTAATGCCCTCCCAGGCCCTACCGATGGCGAGTAATTCGGAAACATTGGAGCGATATAACCAGGGTCGCCTGGGAGTTGCATACCGCCATATACAGGCATCTGGTATGTACCGCCTGGCCCTGTAAGGGTTCTTTGGCCTGTTATTGGCCCCATGTTTGTCTTACGAATCTGTTCGTTGCGTCTTGCAGCAGCCCTCTCTGCCTGCTCTCGCATCATTTTTCTTTGCTTGTAATCAATGTAGTTCTGTTCAGCTTGACGTTGTCTGCGGTCGGCTTCAGCCTGACGCTCTTCACCACTCATAAAGAATGGGTTGTCACCGAACGAATCATCAAACAGGTCTTGCAGGATTTGGTTCTGGCCTTCAAAGTTAGCTTGCTGCTGATCCATCGTTCCTTGATATCCAGTGTCAAGCCTGTCTCCCTGCGTTTGGAGCATGTCGTTGAAGTTTCTTACTTGCGACCCGTAACCCCCTCCTAGCCTGTCTTGTGTATTAGTAAGCATTCCAGCGAGTCCACCCATACCAGCAAGCGCAAGTGCATTATTTTGAGTCATTACGTCTTGAGCTTTATCGAATTGGTCTGAGTAGCTGCCGAATCCAGTATTGATATCGTCGCGAGTTGAGTCGATGTTGCCTGTTGTGGCTTGGAACGCATCGCCCAAATCGCCAAGGATTCCACTGTAATCTGTGCCAGAACTACCAACCATGTCGTAAGCGCGGTCGCGAGCATTGCCAATTTCTTGATAGCCCTGATTGGCAAGGTTAATAAAATCACCTCGCATAGTATCAAGCATCGACTTGTTATCTAAAGTGTTTTGGTTGTAAGCATTGCCCATCGTGTCCAAAACTGTATTGAAATTAGTATTGAGCATTCCAGGGATTTCGCTGTCTTGAATCCCCAAACGAATCTTGTCTAGTTCTGAGTATGCTTGGTTTGCAGCTTCTCGGTTTCTAATCTCGTCCATCACGGAGTCGATGCCACCGTATGCTCTATCCCCTAAGTCTTGGTTGTTGGCTAATCCTTGCAATGCATTAAGCTGATCAAACCCTCTTTGACCCGCTGCATCAATGCCCCCATAAGCGCCGCCAATGGCTTCACTCATTATTTCGTTTGGACGCTGACTGCTTTGACTTTCAGAAGTTTTAGTCCCGCCAGCATCAACACTTCCACCACCACCAACTGATACTCCACCTCCAGTACCACTCACAGTAGATGTGTTAATAATTTCACCGTTTGGCCCAACAGCAGTTACGGTAGTTGGCGAACCACCACCACTAAAACTGTCAAATAATCCCCCGAGGTTTACCGTAGACTCAGTGCTTGAGGAATCATCTCTGTTGATTAGGTATGGGGCTGCGCCAGACATCACATCTGCATATGACTGACCAAGATTTCCGCCAAGTGCAGCAGACGACTGACCAAGTCCAGTTAATGCTCGTAGGCGTTCGGCTTCAATCTGTCCGCCAAGATTAGCGTATGCATTCCCCGCACCAGCGAGAGCCTGATCCCGCGAGCGAATGTCTTCGATACCTACATTCGCAACACCTTGCCCTAAGTTAGCCAAACCTTGGTTTTGGCTTATTCCAAAATCTGACAAGGCGTTTTGGTTTTCGTTGCCCAGTACTGCTAAGGTTTGTAGGTAATTTTGATTATTAGCAGCGGCATTTGCCATAGCGGCATTACTCATCCCGCCATAGTTTGCCAGTGCTGAGTTTGCTAATCCTCCCAACGCTCCAAAATCACCTTGTGCTATATCGCCAATAGACTGATATCTTGCAGCCCCCTCATTGCCCATTGCACCAGCAACATTACTTAGAGCATTTCCATAATTAGACTGCGCTCCAGTGTACCCCCGCATGGCTTCTGAAAGAGCATTATTGTAAGAACCGTAACCAGTTGTGTATTGACCATACATGTCAGCCATTTCATTGGCCGAGCCTTGCCCTAGCTGGCCCATCGCATTTGCATAAGCCCCATAAGTGCCACCTAGGTTGTTCATGTAGTCCGACCCAGCTTGGGTCACGCCGCTACCGTATGTGTTTAGGAGGTTGCCGTGACCACCAACGTAAGCTTCATAACCTCGCATCGCGGCATCGCTATTCTGCCCGAACATGTCTCGGTACAGGCCACCGAATTGGCCTGGAATTTGGGCGAGTGTATCTTGGTGCTTAAAAAAAGCATCAGGACGACCTGCCGCAGGCGAACCAAACGTAGGTTTAACTACGCCCCCACTGCCACCCGGTTGCTCCATTGGCCTATAATTAATCGTACTTCTGATCATGCATAATCTCCTTACTGGCTATTGTCCGGTTGCGGGGAAATGGTCAAAAAAAGCTATGTAGGGCCGCTTACGCCTAGTCCTGGGCCGCAAATCATAGCTCCCTGTTTACCATTTACGAGCTTTGAGGAAGACCCTTCGAGTGCCCGTGAAGAATCTGTTTTGTTTAAAACATAGTCAGGAATTGGAATGGTTATGGTTCCATCAAAGGTGATTGTGCAGTCGCTGTTTACAGTACCCGACAACCCAGAAATGTTGGCTTCATAAGCTGTGTTAGTTCCTTGCGACAACGTGTAGGTTGGGTAGGTGGAATGCGTTGGAACTTCCACGTTTAATGGCGAGTTCTGATTCATGACAGGCCCAACGCATGACCGAGGCAGATTTGGGCCATTCATAAATATGTTGGTTATGTACTCATTGAAGTACTGATGGATATGGGTGTGCTGGTTAGTTATTTCGTTGACGATGTTTTGAGTGATTTCCGTGACGAACTTGTTTGTTACATGCGTGTGGTAATGCTCGTCACCCTCGTATGTGTTCTCAATGTTGGTTTCATTGATGTGGGTGTGATTCTCGTTGTAGGTGTCGCCTTCGTTTGTAATGTTGTAGGTATCACCCTCTTCGGTGAAATTCATAATTGTGTCGCCTTCGTGAACCGTCAGGTTCTTGTGCGTCACAGGCCCCTCAAACGTAATAGTGTTACCCTCAGTGAAGTTGTACGTTTCACTGTAGTTTGTGGTAGGGAATGAAAACTGGTCGCCGTGGGTAATGTGAGTTGACATATTGTAGTTTGTAGTCCGTGACCACGATGACATGTCCCATACCGAGTTATCGTTGTATTGATTCCACACATCGCCTTCGTTGTAAATGTTTTGATATGTACTCAAGTACTCTTGGAAGTTTTGAATAAACTGACGATTGTCGTTAGCATTCCACGCCCGGTTGTCATCACCGTATATATTCTGATGAACATCACCTCCGCGATAATCACCTGAACTCAGGTTCTTTGAGCCACCAAATGTAATTGGCCCGCCAACCGTCATTCCTCCGCTGTGGCTTAAAGGTTGAGCGCAATTTCCAAGGCTTTGCATGAGAGCGCGTATCGTGTTTTGATCAAGCGACCCAGACAAGGCTTTCGCCATGTTGGGCATATTTCTTGTATTCATTCAGCGCCTTCTATTGAAACAGAATGGATTGTTGGTGAGTTGTTTGCTGCCGACTGCGTTCCACTAAACGCTACTGCAATATGCTTATCGCCACCCGATGACTTCTCGTCTACCCTGCCTGAGTATTTCGCACGAGCTGTTCCTGTTGCATCACCTAGAGCGGAGCGAGCCTTCTTCATGTTTAAGACTGCACCTTCAGTGGATGCTTCAAACCCTGTACCAGGTCGAGTCTGAATAGCGTTTGGCCTGCTTGTGGCAGAGTTGTTGTAGTGCAGCTTTACATTCAAATTTGAGTCAGCATCTGTCGGAGTGTAGGTAACACTAATAGCCCTACTGCCGTCGTCCGCATTGCTCAACGGCAGATTGCCCGTCTTTACGGAGTACGATACATCGGTTCCATTGTCTGTGTAACCTGAAGGTTCATTTAGTCGGCCTGCTTGTCCACCGTAGATATTCGACAGTTTTCCGCCATCCATCGTGTTTGTGCCGGATGCTACGACTTCCGAATATTCTTCCTTCCACCAAGCTTTAGTAGCAATGCAGTAACACAACGCCCTCTGCGGATGAGTGTCGGTTGAATTGCAATAGAAAAACCTAAGTGTTCTTGTGGACGTATCTGTCTTTACGAAGAACTTTTCGGACTTTGTGAAGTCGATTTCCGAGCCTCGCCACAAGTCGTCAATTGGAACAGACACAGGCTCTTCGCTGCTGCCGTCGAAACCGTATATCCCGGCAGAGTCAGCAATATACGCAACACCATTTAGGATTCCGTAGCACCGACTATTAAGCATTCCCCTGTAGCAACCGAGCTGTATTGCTGCATCAATAACTGGTTGAGCAACATAAGTAATTGTGTACAAATGCCGTTGCTGTGCAGCCACCAGAACTGTTCCTAGTGGTATGAGTCCAATGATTTTATCAGAGTCTGTTATCGACTCTTGCAGCACTAGCCTGTTTGCACCTGGAACCGACTCTGGCTCATCGACCTCAGAGTACACGAGTGTGTTTGGTTTCTCTCCTGTGGTATCAACAGCCATCCACATTCTATCTTGAAACATTACTGCCACAGAAAAGTTGCCTGGAGGAATGGCAAACCTGCGAGCGTTAATCTGGCCTGATGGCATATTGATTGGCATCGCACCAAACCCAAGACGCTTCGGGTCTTTCAGACTACCATCGTCAATAGTGTCAACGTATGTTCCGTTAAAGGCTGGATCAGTCCGAGCAATCTCAGCAACCTTAAAAAGAACTATTGTTTGGTCGCGAGTTGTTCTCCAAAGTTGCATACCCGCAACACGGTCATCTAGGTAAGGATGAGAAAAAGACCAAGTAAGTTCACCAGCACCGGGGCCACAATTGACTTCTGCAACCTCACTAATTGAACTACATATTGGCCCTCGCTCACTAACGTCCGTGTCATCGATATAGCGAATGTAGCATCGGTACTTCCCAACAAGCGTCCTGCTGAGAACAGCAGAGGCTGTGGCGGTGGTTCCAAGAATCTCTGCCGTTGGAGGTAAAGAATATTCCCCGTCAGAGTTTAAGCTTATTGTTTGAATAGCTCCATTGCCATCTGTTGTTGCTGTGGCAATTGCGGCAGTTGTTGTGGTGTCTTCTGGATGTTTGTTGAAAACAACTTGAGGCGTAAAGAAATACCCACTTCCACCATTAACTGCTGTAACCGAAGTAACTTTATACAATGATTCGACTGCTACAGTTGCATTGCTTCCGCCTCCACCAGTAAGCGTTGCAGTAATCAATCCAGTAGCGCCTGAGCCAGGAGTATCAAGTGTAATTGATGTGACCTTGCCATCCGCTACCGTAGCAGTGGCCGTCGCGTCAGCTATTCCAGAAAAAGTAACGGTGGGTGCGGTTGTGTAACCAGAGCCTTGATTTGTAACGAGGACACTTGATACCTTCCCGTCTACACCTACACCTAGAGTTGCGCCACCCCCCTGACCGCCTGTCAATGTTATTGTTGGGTTCGATGTAAACCCTCGCCCTCTATTCTTTATATCAATACGACGAACTTCACCATCGCCAATACGCGATTCCAGTTCAGCGTTTTCTGTTGGGTTCCCGCCACTTACGGTGACTACTGGCCTGTCAACATATCCAGTTCCAGGGTTTTCTATATTTACAGCAACAAGTCGTTGAGAGTTAGAAGTTCCGCTAACTACTACAGTTGGCTTAACTACAGGTTTCTGTAGACCAATAGGCTCCATTGTATCAGTGTCGCCATCCCATCGAACTCCTCGGCCCATCCCGTCCACTCCGTACACATCGTTAAAACGAGAGCGAACAAAGGTCATTGGACGCAATGGGGATGTGTGCGCATATGCAATAGCTCTCGCTTCGCCTGACGAGAAGGTGATGATAGGGTCAGATGTATAACCAGTTCCAGCGTTTGTGATCACTATTCTTTCAACATGAGTACCTGCCATGCAGACAACACCGGCAGCACCAGTACCGCCACCACCTGTGAATGTGACAGTGGGCGTAGAAGAATACGAATCGCCACCCGTCACCATGCGGATAGCATTTATTGAACCAGTTCTTCGAGATGATATAGGCATTAGATTACAAATCTATTAAGGTTTTCATCGCAGAGGTTGTCACCGTTTTCTGTAACTAGCATTGTGTTAACTTCGAGAGTGCAATAAATGTTTCCATCAGCATCTTGGTACAACAAATTTTCATTTATGCCGTCCTGAAAACGAAACATTTTGATGATTGTGGCGGACGAAGTGTCGCTACTTTCAAACGTCTTTGCTGTAAGGCCATTGCGAGTAATGAGTTGGCCGGGATTAATGCAAATCAAGTTGACCTGTTCAGTGGCAGCTCCAGGTGGCAATGCGTAAGGCGATGCGTTTGTGACAAGACCAGGCCATTTGTCTATTACAAGCATGGATTACCCCTCGACAAAATTGTCTTCTTTAAGTGGTGACCGCCAACCATAGGTGTCCCAGACAACTCGGGTAGCACCCGACATTGGTGCAAGCTGGTCTGACTCCAAAGCAAGACGCAAGTCTCTCTGGTACATAGCAAACGCACCTTCTGCATCTTGGTTTCTTGTGCGAGAAAGCCAGTACTCTGCTGCGGACAAAATGCAATTAGTCATATGAGGAGGTGCATCAACTGGGTCAGTCACTAAGTACTTCACACCTGAGTAAGTGCTTAAACTGTCTACTGTCGCAATCGATGTTGCGGACGAGTACGAAGCAATCTCTGACTCCGCCTCAAACGGAGTGATTGAGCCTAGCGTGTCTGGGAGGTCTGCTGCTGTTCCAATCCGCAGAATAGACCCAACCATATTAGAACTAAACGCAGTCGTGCTACCTGTGACTGCCGTACCACTTGTTGAGATTGTTCCAGCCCGTGAGTTTGTTTCATGTCCTGAGATTCTTAACTGCCTAGGCGTTCTTCGATAGGTGAAGTCAAGAGTTTCTGCCACAGTAGGGTAGCCTAGAATTTTTAATACAAACCCCGTGAGACTGTCTGGGTCTTTAACAATAGTCCAGTAGTGAGGACTTCCTTCAACTACCTGTGACCGCTCCATCTTCATGGCCTGATCAGGAGTGACGTAACAGAAGCTCGTCCATGTGTTCTCGTCAATTGGAGAATCTACATTCCTAAAGTCAGACGGCAAAGGATATTCGGAGCGGTACAGGGTTGCTGTTTCAGCGGATGAGATGTTGTTAGCAAACGTGATTGTTGGGTCTAACACTAATGCAGAGTCACTTGAGCGAGTCTTGATATTTGCTACCACGTTTCCAATGCGAACCTTGTAGTACTTCGCATTAGCAGGAAAGGCATCGCCGGTTTGTTTTGTTAAAGTCTCAGTAGACTTATCAAACGTCACTGTGCCTGTCCAAGTCGGCTCAAGGTTTACTCTTCCGTGCGTAACATAGAACTCCCAATCACGAAGGTAAGCAACTTCGTTATAAGCTCGCTGCACAGCAGAGCGAATGTCCTTTTGCTCTGCATCCTGTGATCCGCCAAAACTTGACGTAATTAAATGTTCAATTGCATCGTAGTATGTAAGCATGCTTTACTCTTGTATGGATTCCCAAAGTGCTACATCGTCTGCGTAAAAATCCCTAACCAAATCTTTTTGTTTGGGAGTTAGCACTGGCTTTTCGTGCCTTGTTGTATTAATGGTCTTTAAAGGGACTTTAAGTCCCAGAAAATCAGCACACTCTTGCAGTTGATTCATGCGGAAATACGTTATGTCTCCTGAAAACCTAGACTGTTTTTTAAAGTGAATGTTCGCTGCTATCGTGCCTCTTATGCCTTCTAACTCACTTGTCTCATTAACTAGGTCATTAAGTACAGGTTCAATACCAAACCTGTTTGTTAGGTTCATGAAACCGGCTGCACTACAAAACCTGTCTACTGGCTCTCTTACTATTTGGGCAACTTGATGTTTGTATGGAGTAGCCCGTGTTGGCACATGACGGTGATGCTGTTGGTCTTCGGCTCTTCTTCCATTAGCCCATTGCGTTTTATTTTCCAGAATGTAGAGAGTCTCTGGGTAATACTGCCTAATAATAGCCCAGCAAAAAGTTGACGTTGCACACTTCGCGTTAAAGGCAAGCAGCTTGTCTCCGCAAATAAAATACATTTCTAAGACCCGTAAATCGTGTAGTTCGATGCAAGGCTAGTGTTATCTGATCCAGTGCCTGGATTTTGTCCGACGTATATGTCACCTCCTCCAGTGCCAGAAGAGAGGTCTGTATACAATTGATTCAATGCGGTTGCATCAAGGTCTTGGTTGTATAAGTCAAGACCACCACCGTACACATAAACTTGAGGTGTCCATGTTGGGCTGTAGTACGCTCCGCCACCTGTGCTGAAATCAACATTTACTGCACGTATCTCAGTGATAGAGCTTGCCATTGAACGAGAGCCAATTGGAGCGCCCATGCCTTTACTGCCGGACAAGGTAGCCCCAGAAGCACCGAGGTTGCATGTCGTGAGACTAGTGAGTCCTGATATGTCCACTGCATCGACGTTATTGGTAGAGTCTGTACCAATATCAATTCCAATTATATTTCCTGTTATTGTGCCTCCTGAATTGCATGGAGAAACAGTGACAGTTTTTGCAGCCGAAGAAGACAAACCAGACATCTCAACATATGTGTTGCCGCCTGATAGGTAATATGTTGGATACATGGTTGTGTGATCATTTCCTATAACATCTGTTTTGCCAGGAGATGAAACCTTGAAGTATCCACTGGATGTATTCGCAGATACTCTAAACGTGGTTTGCGATGCAGGGAGGTAGAACCTTGCAATCTTGTCGTTATTAACATCAATCTTCCCAGTTCCAGAACTTGTGCCGTGCGCGGCTGTTGGCACAGAGAATGAAGTGCCGTCTGGATAGCGAGCAGTGTCAGTTACACGAAGGTCGTCTAGGCCAAAGTTGTAGAGACCTGAGCTGCTTCGTCCTATCACCACGCTGCTGGGCGCGGAAAGTGTTCCAGTGCTAGAGGCGACTTGAGTGCCACCCTTGTATAATCGCATTGTGCCGTTTTGGTAGACTATGGCATAATGTTCCCAAGTGTTTAATGCGGCAGTACCAAAACTTCCTATTGCAGACCCATCGTCATCGTCGTATAGAATGAAATTGTTTGAAGTGGTATGCCGGAAAATAAAATCTCCAAACTTCATTGCTTGGCGTTGCGTAGTAAAACTGTAATCAGTAATTCGCTTAAACCAAAATTCTACAGTCCAGTTAGTGGAATTAAATGTGCCTGTAGAGTAGGTCACTGTGCCTTGGAAGTATCTGAAACCGTTTGAGAACTTGCCGTCAGTAGACACAGCACTTGATGGTGAGCCTGAAGTGCCTGACTCTGTTCCAGAGACCTGCTGCCCATCAGCATGCGTGACGCTGTTGGCAGAAGTCTCAAAAGGAACAAGTAGCCTTACTGCGCCCCATAAGGAGTCAGGGTTGCTAACCACAGCCGCAGCAGGTGTGGCTGTCGCTGTACTGCTGTATGTGCCATCTCCCTCTGCGTTAATCGCGGCCACTTGAAAACTATATTGTGTGCCATTGGTCAGGCTTGTCTTTGTGTACGTGGCACTGGTTGAACCTGTGCTAATGTAGGCTGCATTACCGGGGAACCCAGACGTTGCACCCCACTTGACCTTGTAGCCTGTGATAGCTGACCCACCTGTATTGGTTGGTGCAGTCCAAGTCAGAACAGACTGCGTGTCGCCGTTTGTTGCAGCGAGGCTAGTCGGTGCAGCAGGAGTTGTTGCAGGAGTAGCATTCACCGAGGATGTCTGCGAGCCAGTGCCTACTGCATTGACGGCTGCAACTTTGAAGTAATACTGTGTTCCGTTAGTCAAGCTTGTAACGGTATGCGACGTACCGGATGGCGTTGCAACTTCACTGAAGCTAGCGTCATCTGTTGACTGATAAACCTTATAACCAGTCACTGCGGTTCCACCATTACTTGCAGGGGCTGACCACGACAGTGCCACCTGAGCATTGCCATGCGTTGCTGACAAGCTTTGCGGAACTCCAGGGTTTGTTGCAGGAACTGCGCTTACGGATGACGTTTGAGTTCCTGTACCAACAGCATTAACCGCCGCAACCTTAAAGTAGTAAGTTGTCCCGTTTGTCAGGCCTGTCACGGTATGCGATGTACCTGACGGGGTCGCAACCTCAGAGAAGCTCGCATCGTCTGTACTCTGGTAAACCTTATACCCCGTAACTGCTGTGCCACCATTGCTGGACGGCGCAGACCAACTGAGGGCTACTTGTGTATTTCCTCTCGTTCCAGAGAGGCTTTGCGGTACACCTGGAGTTGTGGCTGGAACAGCATTTACTGAAGATGTTTGTGTACCAGTACCCACTGAATTAACGGCTGCAACTTTGAAATAATAAGTCGTGCCGTTAGTCAGTCCCGTGATGGTGTGCGATGTGCCAGATGGCGTTGCTACTTCGCTGAAGCTTGCATCATCTGTACTCTGATAAACCTTGTACCCCGTGATAGTTGCTCCACCATCACTAGATGGAGCCGACCAAGATAAAGCAACCTGCGTGTTTCCTCTGGTAGCAGATAAACTTTGAGGAACGCTTGGGGCGGTAGCGGATGCTGATGGCGATGCGGACACAGATGAAGTCTGCGTTCCCGTACCTACAGAGTTTACTGCCGCAACTTTGAAGTAATATGTTGTTCCGTTTGTTAAACCAGTGATTGTTTGTGATGTTCCTGATGGAGTAGCAACCTCAGAGAAACTTGCATCGTCCGTGCTTTGATATACCTTGTATCCAGTAACTGTTGCACCGCCATCGCTCGCGGGGGCTGACCAGCTAAGGGCTACCTGAGTATCACCAGCACTTGCACTTAAAGACTGCGGAGCGGAGGGAGTGGTTGTTGCTGAGTATACCTCTGTTGTGCCAATACACAGCTTTGCAACGTCTGTCGTACCCAACTTGAAATCTGCTGGGTCTGTCGTACCAAGTTTAATACTCAAGTGATCACATATAAGGTTGTAGCATTAGTTGTTCCAGCGCTAACCAAGCTGTTGTAATTTGCTTGGGAAATTGAAACCACATTGTCGATTTCAGCACTATTGGCTTCCGTAGACGTATCGCTTACCACTGCCGTTGATGGAAGTTTGGCTTGCGTAATCGTAGGTATACGAGCAATGTCAAATGTGCCGCTTGTTACCTTGGCAGCATCGTGGTCAGTCGGAGTTCTTGCGTCAGACAGTCGCGAGTCATTTCCAACACAAACAGTGCTAGAACTTGTGCCTGTTGGAATACGTGCAATATCAAACGTACCTGAAGTAACCAAAGATGCAGCGTGTGCAACGGGTGTCCTAGCGTCTGATAACCGAGCATCGTCGCCAATGCATACATCACTTGATGTCGTGCCAGTAGGTATACGAGCAATGTCAAATGTGCCTGAAGTAACCAAAGATGCAGCATGAGCAACAGGTGTCCTAGCATCCGAAAGACGGGCATCGTTACCAATACATACATCACTGGATGTTGTGCCAGTAGGCAGTCTTGCGATATCAAAAGTACCGCTTGTTATAAGAGATGCAGCTAGCGTGTTAGTCCACGACAAAGCACTATCTGACCCATCTCCATTGGTCGTCAACAGCTTTCCGCTATTGCTAGTTTCGCTAGGCCAATGTCCTGTGGGAACCCTATCATAAAAGGTTGCGTCATCAGCGATTGCAGCAGCTAATTCGTTAAGTGTGTCAAGAGCGCCTGGTGCAGCGTCTACGAGCAAGTCGAGAATGGCAGATAGTGTTAGCTTAGATGTAGTTGTGCCGCTTGAATCCATCGCCGGAACAATATCTGTTAACGCTGCTGTTCCTGCTGGCAAATCAGAAATCTTTACATTAGCCATCTACAACTCCTACTTTAATTTTCGTTTTAGCGAGTGCTTGTTTATTACTCTCTCCCGAAGCTCCTCTTTACTAGCTTTGGGAAACTTCTTTTTCATGTGCCTTGTTTCTTCTTTAATTATCTTTTCACTCAGCACTTTTCGTTTTGGTGGAACAGCTCGACCTTCATGATTAACCGACCCGGATACGGATAGGTTCCTCTTTCTCGCGACTGTAGTAATGTCGTCGTTGTTGCTCACCCACGCCTCGGGGTCTTTCCATCCCCTCTTGTCGGCTAGTCCTGCTACATAATGCTTGCCGTTGATGTTGATCCCCGCAGCCTTGGCATCCTTCACCATGTATCTCGCCATGATTGGTGGAAGCTCGTCGAGTTGCTGGTTGTTCATCCGGCCTTCCATAAAGGCCCTGTCTGTCCCTTTTGTCCCTGGGGCGATTTGGACGGCGCACATAGTTGCGAATTTTTCAGTGCCTCCATTAGCGATAGACTCTTTAAATACTCTGATAGCTGCTGGGCCAGCTCGTTCTACTTCGTATGGAATGTTCATTCTGTTGGCTGTCCTTCTTCGGGGGGTGCTTCTTCAGGAGGCCCTTCCTGTTGAGGAGGCCCTTCCTGTTGAGGTGGTGGGGGTGGCGGTGGTGGAACAAGGAATTCGCTAACGTCCATTTGGTTAGCCTCGCCCCACTTAGTGAGCAAGCCATTGAATACTTCTGGCTTGCCAGCTTGCATCAGACCCTGAGCAACAGGCATTGCAATCTGCATGAAGTTGTTAAGGTTCTCAATCTTTGTTGCAACATTAGGTTTCTTAACTGAGCCAGCTTCAACTCGATAAGAGTACTCGCGAACAATTGCATCTGGGCTTTCGCCCTGAACGTGCATCTGCCATGCCTGTGCTGCCATTGGCCCAAGAACAGGAGCAACGTCCTGTGGGTATATGTGCCATCGAGCAAGGAGGGCTTCTTTGCGAGCAACTTCTGACAGGGCATCTTCTAGAATGTTAGCGTAGTCGTCTGGCCGCACAGAAATCTGTTCAGCTTTTACTTGTGCTTCAGCAGCACTTCTAAACTGATTCCTAGACATTCCGTAGATAAGTTCAGTCAAGCCTACACGCCTGTCAAACAACGCAGTCACTTCGCTGATTATCTGATACATGTCAGATGAAACACCAGGAAGATTAAATACGCTAATGACATCATTAACATTTCTTCCTATCGCTTCACTAATTTCGACAATCTTAAACCCACCCTCTGACTTCTCTAACAACTTGGCCTTCATGTCAGGATCAGCAGACTTAGCAACACCAATTAGAGTCTGGCTAGATGACGCTATTCGAGTTGCTAGGAAAGACATTGCCCAGTTGATAAACCGAAGCTCACCAATACCTGGTCTAATTAAAGAGATAGGCCATGAGTAACCAGGCTTGCCGTGCCAAGCAAGAAGCGTGAAAGGCCAGCCATTTGGCTCTGCCCAAAATGGGATAGGCCACTGTGCTGCCATAAAGAAATTCTGTGGCACTCCCGTTTCATCGACTTCTTCCTTCAACATTGACGGGGGAAGATTCAACGGAAAGTCAACGCCTTCAGCCACACATATGTAACAGTTCGGCCCTAGCTGGTCGAACTTGCCACGCATGGCTTTGTCAGCATCTTTAAGACGGTCTCCAAAACCTGTCTTGGAATATATCTCCCAATAACAAATTAAGTCGTTCGTCTTGCCACGTTTCTTTTCAGTTTCATAACCTCGCCTATGTCTATCAGACTGTGACGCATAAGATTCGAGGTGTCCCTTCAAGTCTTCTCTATTGAGATTAAACTTTGCGGCGACTTCATCGACAGGCTGCACTCTCTTACGAGCGCACCATCTGATGTCCTCAAACTCATCCGCATCCATGTCCCAAACGAGGTTATCTACACTGTCATAAAAGGAACCAGCCATTTTATTTTCGCCACCAGGAGCTTGGTACAGTTCATGCCACCAAACCCCAGCGCCTTTAATAAACGCTTCCTCTACAACCTTTCTGGAATGATGTTTTAGGTTTAACTCATTAGGCGTGTAGTTGAGATAAGCACCAAGCAAATCACTAACTACCTTTCGCCTCTGGAGCATCATTCCTTGATTCTGCATGCCTTGCTGGTATTGCTGCATAGCAGGATCAGGCATCATCACAGGCTGACCATTTGGCCCAATGACAGGCTGACCGTCTGGCCCCATTTGTGGAACAGGAGGCTGTGGCATAACACCCAACATTTGCGGTGGCACTATTGGGTATTGCTTTGGCGTTACCTGTCGCTGGGGATTCCTGTGATGGATTACAGCAGTAAATAGACGTACCGCTTCCCAGACTCTATTGATTTGCATCCTGAAAGCCGGAGGATCAATGCCTTTGTTGTAGCCACGTTCTCCTCTTGCATACTGGTTTTCCCACATGAAATTGGGGTCTCCAGCAAAGAAGTTCATGGCCTCTTCAGCATCATCGCTAAATGGCTTTTTATGTTTCTCGGCAAGCTTGATTTTTTCAAGCCAGCCCTTACAAATTGGACGCAAAGGGTTCTGATCAGACATAGCAGCTCCTATGGACTAGTGTCCTATTTGGTTTTTTTGCCCACAATTTCTGCCATCTTCTTTTCTAATACAGCTAGTTTCTCAGAAAGAATGGCTATTGTTGGGTCAGCAGGCTTGAAATCCCACATGCCGTAACGGCCCCATTCAGGAAACTCCTGCAAGCCAACGTCATCCTTGTGGTGGACAGAAAACTTCTCCACGCCACCATAATCAGGCACAATGACCCAGCATTTCAGACTGCGAGAAGAGACTTCTGTGACGATGGCAATATTTGGTGCAGCGTCTTCATGGGCATAGTAGTGAATAAAGTCGCCTAGTTGAATCTCAGGCATATCGTAAGGTTTCATTTCTTTAAATCTCCGCAAGGCCCAAGGATGATGCAGGAGTCCTGACCGCCCTGCTGTCTTTTCTTTTTCTCTGTCAGGTACTTAACCCACCAAGGCTCAGGGCCATTGGTCTTCGGTGGAGGGTGGTATGAAGGCTCAAACGCACAGAGGTATTCCATGCACTGACATGCATGAACATCGCCTCTTGTCTGCGGAGCATCTGTCACAAATACTTGACCATTAACGGTCGTCGTCTTCTTGCGGTATCTTTTTAATTCTCGTCTAAGGTCAGGGCATGTGCCTTCGAGAATCTTGAGTCTTGTCGTGCCATCTCCTCGTATGTGCATCATCTGACGCACAAGCGATGTACGAGCTTGAATGTCGTCTGAGCCAGGTATGAATTGGTAGCCTGACATCTGAGCTTGAATTGAACGCTTTTTTAACTCTTCAGAATAAAGCTCATGTGGCAATCGGCCTGAGCCAAGGTCACGCAACGTACCTCCATGCATGTCCATGATCATCGCGTAGATGTTCTGTTCTTGCAGCTTCTCCTTAAACCTCTCGCCCCATATCTCTGCATTACAATGCCGGATATAAAGTTCGTCGTAGATAAGTAAATACTTTTCGTTAGGCGGGACTGCGGCAAACAGAGTAGCCATGACGGCGTGACCAGGGTCAATGGCTACATACCTTGTCCAATCATTAGGAACTACCGGAAGTTCTTTTCTTTCAAGAATGTGTACAGACGGGTTGAACGTGGGGTACATGAGGGTGGACTCATTTGTAAACTCACCCTCTGAACGCATGCGTAACTCGTCAGGCCCTAACGCAGCCCATCGCTCAATGTTCTTTCTCTTTTCTTCATCATCGATAGCGACGTTGTCTAAAAAGCGAAGAGTAAACTTCTTGATGATTGGATTCTCAACACCGTCTTCAACAGCCTTCTCGGCTCGCTCGCACAAACCAAGTAATGCATCATTCTTAGAGTGCGGCATAGCACTCCAGACAAACCGACCCTTACGGTCAGAAAGCCTAGCCTGCATTTCACCGACCCATCTCTCATTGTTGATGTCCTCATCGATATGGACGAGGTCGGCAGAAAAGCCCTGGGGCGGCTCACCTTCGCTACTAAAAAAGTTAACAACCCATCCGTTAGTCAGCGTTACCTTCTGACAGTAACCAGCAGACTTCAAAACCCAAGAAGTCTCTTTGACAAAACGAGGAGGTATTAACGGTGGAGCTGGCTTCGCCTTTGTTTTATCATCACCAGGTTTGCATGCTCGCCAAAGGCCGGTCTCTTCGTCTTTAATTATTTTGAATGCACCAGCACGAAACAGCATCGGATAAGCGACTAGACCTATGTGAGGCCAGTTCCTGCCGACAATGACGATGTTGCCATCTTCCTTGGGGTATTTATTGTTGGGGTCTTGGCCCGTGGCGGCTCTCGCATCTTCTACAAATGATGCACATGACTTACCGCTTCTATTACCACCAATTAACAGACGTTCAGAAGCAAGACATTTATGAAAATCATCCTGCAACGGCATCGGTTCGTACAAGCGAAGTGCTTCGAGTTTACGACCGGCTAGTTCTGCTTGCACCTCACGGAGATGCTGCAAAGCGTGTTGAGTTATGCCGGAAAAGTTTTCCCCGCTAGGAGTCGGAGATTTCTGAGTCTTCTTTGGCTTCTTCAAGCCGAGGCTGTTCCTCTGGAGAAAGGTTAAGGATAGTTGCTGCTTCTGTCAGTCTTTTTGTTAGCTCACTGTCAAGTTCTTCGTCTGACCAAAGTGTTAGTGGTTTCTTTGCTCCTCCCATCGCTGTATTGCTAGCAGTAAGTCGGACAATGGTGTCGAGCATCTTAGTTCGGAACGCCCCTCCTGGTGGTGCGTCGAAGTATTGTTTCATGTAGACATTTGCAAATCCTGCAACGCCACCAAAGTAACCCATAAGCACTTCAAGCATTTCGCTTGAGTGCGGTATGTTCGCCCCTCCTATGCGGGCTTGAGCAACAAATAAATCAATCGCATCTTTTTCTAACTCAGCTAACTTTTTCTGATCCCTAGCCTTCTTGGCATTCTTTTCGTATGTGTTCCTGCATTCCTTGCATCTCGCATGATATCCATCGCGAGTTTTATGCCAGTGTTCCTCGGTGAGCGGGAACTCTTTATTGCACTGTATGCACTTACGAACTGTTTCCATTGCTCAGTAATTTTTCAATGCCTTCCTGTCGTAAATCAATTTGACGCAGGTTTGAGTCACACAACCAATCTTCTGAAATTTTCCTACCTATCTCTTTCGCATCTAACATAACTGGAGGCCCTACGCACTTAGGCTTCCAATGTCCTGCCCATGCGTTCCAATTGCAAAGCACTGGATTGTATCCAAGCACTCTAGTGCCAGCGATTGACAAGTCTCGCGTCATGGTGACATCCTCTGTAGATGCCTTTCTTGTTGCGTACTTATCAAGCCACTCATAATAGAACCAAGAGTTGTCGTCTTTACTTCTAGGCTCCGTGATATCAAAGCACCTCATGTCATACATGATTAATCCAGTTGGCAACGCAGCGCATTCCTGAATGCCTGCCAGCTTAGATGCTGTGTGACGGTCGTATGCTTCTAACTGAAAGTCTGGGTTTGCATTACCGGATTCTTGGTTCTGCCAACGGAACACGTAAACGCATTCATCGGGAGGCGGGCCACAATACGGTGCGCCAATACACACTGGCCCTTTGTCGTAATGATTTACTAAAAAGTCGAAAGAGGAATCAAAGAAAGGCTCGTCACCTAAATCCGGTTTCATGTCTGAGTCAACCATGATTAAGATATCGAGTCCATACTCCCTCGCTTGCATAACACTACGATTGCGGGTCATCGTGATAGGCGTGTCGGAGAGATTCCATATTTTCAAATCACCAACGATTGGGTTCTGTGCAATGTTGGCTGCAAGGGGAACCATCCATTCACGGATGTCAGGAACCTCTGAAGAGATTCCTCCGTTGCCTCCGTAAGAGAAGGTGCAGATTCCAATGTCAAAACTTTTTCGCATGCAACACCTCGGGGGATGGTGAACAGTTGTATAGTATACTCTAGCTACACTATCGCGCTATATCAGTTTTTTCGTTACCTTGGCACGTTGCTAGATACAAGCTGATCCCCAGTATTTGTCACTCTTCCAGGGCCATAGCCAAACAAGTCTCTTCTCTTAACTGGGTTACCAAAAGCGTCTACTGGATTAAACCACTGGCCTTCATTCTCAGGTTTATTTGGTCTTCCGTACCGTATGTCTACTCCTGGCGTTGTCCATTGTGTCTGTTCAACTACAGGAGGTAGGTATTTTGAGATGTCAGTATCTTCCTTGTACATTGGGTTACCGTTTTCGTCGAGGAAGAAATCTTCATTATTAATACCAAGCATTTCATCAAGCCGTGCGGTAAGAGCTGGATCAGAGGGGTCAACTCCAGACGCTATAGCATCACGCAAGAACTGAGTGGTGAATCCATCGTCGATGTCTTTCCTAGCGCCAGTCATCAATTCGTTCACATTCAAATCAGGACTATTAAACCCGAGGCTTTTGAAATGCGGTCTCCGTGATTTATTGATTCTGTTAATTAAAGCAGATTGATAATCTAGCCTTCCTGCTTCAGCCTCGTTGCTATACCCAGTTGACTGACCAATAACATTACCACCAGCATCTAGTGTTGTATTTTGTCTTCCAAAGTTTGCAGGTTGGTCAGGAAATTGTTCGCGGTATTGATTCAAAGCTTGCTCGTAAGTAGAAGGTGCTGCCTCTGGAGCTGCACCGGCAGGAGCAAAGTCAGGAGACATGTATGCTTGAGCAAGAGCCTGGGTGTCAATTGAATTGTCGAAGTTCCATGTCTGATCATTTTCAACACCAGTCATTTGGAAAGTGCCAGGAGAAACCTGCGTTCGCTGAGTGGCTTCAAAGTCCACGCTTTGCTGAACAGGCAATTCAGCGGAGTCGCTTACAGGTATATCCGAAGAAACAGAATCAACAGGATAATCTGTTTCGTTCATAAAGACATCGTTGTCGTTGTTTCCTGTTTGAGATGCACTAACTTGAACTGGCTGTGCGTTCATTGCCTGCTGTCGCCGCTGGTCGTAGATGCTTTCCTGTGTATCAACCCCCACAACATCCTGAAGAATGTCTGAGTATTCTCCAGCTTTCTTTCCGCCATCTAAGTCAATGATTGTTTGGCTTGGTTGTTGCGGAACAGAAACGGTCTGTTCTTGTGCGAAAGCAGGAAACTCGTCCATCATTAATTTATTAGCAGCAATTACATCGTCATTACTTGACACTTGAGCATAAAACTCTTCAAAAGAAGGAGCGAGGCTTTGCGAAGTTTGTTGCATCTGATCCGTAGGAGAAGCCTGCAACATATCAAAAGCTGTCTGGGCCTGAGAGTTGTATATTTGTGGAGTTGGCAGAACATCGTTCATCGACTGAGGTTCAGCAGTGCTTGTAGGTTGTGAAGGCTGCGATTTTGCAATAGGTGTTCCTTCTCCGTAACCCATCCCATAGTTATTGTCTATAACGCTATTCATTCCACCGTAAGGTGTACCACCTTGTGGAGGAACTTGGTTTACGTCCGTTTGCTGGGGTGGATCAACCGCCCTTCGTACCCCAGATTTATCAGTGTAAAAACCTGGGAAAGCATCACGCTTCGCCATCTCACGCTTCGCCCGTTCATGCGAAGATTCGGGAAAAACGTCACTAAGGAATTCCTCGTAAGACATACTGCCTTCTGGAGGAACTTGGTTTATGTCTGTTTGCGGTATTGGCTCAGGAGCATATCCAGTTTCACGAAACACCTTTGGATCAGAAGGACTATGTCCAGTACTATGTTGTAGCACTGCGCCGTCATCACGCCTGGTGTAAAAGGGAGGCCCATGTGTTATGTCAGTGTGCCGTCTTCGTTGATTGTGTATCTCGATGTGTTCATCAGTCCAATCGCCAATATTTTCTGGCAAGCCATAATCTAAAGGATATTTATCGTAGTCGTATCTCCATCGCCCGCTATCCTCTGTGCCTTGCCATGCATACCCTACCCCTGGATTGTAATTCGGGTCTCTCAAGTCTTCAGTCGTATTGGGAGGCGTTGGTGGGGGCGCAGGTTCAGGGACGGGATTGTTGGGGTCGTAGCCAACATTTTGCCATTCCCCTGTTTCCTCACTAAATTCCATTGCACGGGACATTGAAGGAGCTTGGTTTATGTCTGTTGGCTGGACGCTAGGTGCAGTCGTGGTTTCAGAATATGAAGGAGTAGAGGAAGAAGCGAACCCGTTCGACTGAAACGCACGCATCCAATCATCAAAACTTTCTCCTGACTGACTTTGAAATCCTGGGATGCCCGGATTGTCTAGGCCGCCTGTAACAGAAATAGTTGATTCTGTTCCACCCCCGGCAGTGTTCATGCCAAAGTTCTGACTAAAACCACTTTCGCTTTCTGACGTTGTAGGTTGATAGTACGACTCGCTTCCTCCACGAACATTGGGATTTTCTCCTTCTACAGTCGTCTGGATGCTGTAGTCTTGCGTCGGCATCGATGCCATGCTTCTTGATGCAGCAGGCTGTCCTTGCGGAGTGTTATTGGAAGCCATTGTCATCGGAGCTGTCATTGGACTGCTGGGTGCAGCCGTTGATGGGACGGTCGCAGAGAAACCGCTTTGGTTCCAGCCGCTATCTTCTGCCTGTTCCCATCCTGTCTTAGTGATTTGAGGAGGGCCGGGGTCGCTCCAACCTCCACCACTGTAGGTAGGTGGCTGCGATATTCTCTCGAAGATGTCCGGCCCTTTTTCGGTGTAGCTTTCTCCTCTCTCTGTTGTGCTTTCTTTGGTTGTTCCACCTTTAGTTGTTTCAGTCCGCGAACTGCCTGGGGTTGTGCTAGTTGTAGTAGTTGTGTTCCTGGTTCCGGAAGTCGAAGACGAGGTTGGAGATGGCGAACCAGAAGATTGGTTTTGTAAAGCCCGAATGGTATTTGTAGACGAAGTGCCAGTTCGACCCATGCCCTGAATATCGGCTGTTGGTATGTGCGGATTTACTCCAGGGATATGAGATATATAACCGCCGCTTTGACCACCCTGTTGACCACCCTGTTGACCGCCTTGTTGACCGCCAAACATTTTCGTCCATTCTTCAGTTGCTTGCCTTGCTTTGTTCGGGTCTGTGCCAGGGGCCATTGAAAGACCCGCAGTCATCGGGTAGTTCCTGTCGTTACCGGATTGTTGAGGCGGCTTCGCATATGAGGACGAAGCAGCAGGAGCTTTGTAAGCATCCATGCTGAAACCACTGCTGGAGCTTCCGCTCTTCGACGAACTGCTAGGAGTGCCATGCCGGTACTGATCATAGCCATCGTTTTGAAATGTTTTTTTCTGGGTATTTATACGATTGCTTTGTTTGTCATATTTTCCAGCTCTGGCATCTTGAACATACCCTGGTGTCCTATCGTATTGACCAGGCTTACCAGGCCTTTCCGTATAACCTTTTAATGGCCTATACCAGCTAGAATTTGGAGGCGTGGACATTTATTCGTCACCCTTCTTGGTAGTCATTGCGTCAGTACCCATGCCAGTTCCATGTATCATTCGCAACCGAGTTTCGTCCTCAGAAGGCATCTGCTTCGACTCCGCAATTAACTTACGAAGAAACTCAAGGTTCTGAATGGCTGGCTGTTCCATAAGTAGATATAAAAGGTGTGGATTCATATGTATAGAAAAGGCCCTGGATTAGCCGACCACCAATCCAGGGCCTCCCCCGAAAGCCCCGTGTAGGGCGATATTCTTAACGGTCAGTATTAACAACAGCTAAGACTTCTTCAGTTGCAGCACCAGCTTCAAGTGCGTAACCGATTACGGCTGTGCCGCCATCATCTACGCGACCGGCAGTTGTAACTGTCGAAAGTGCTGCACCGACTGCAACTGTACCGTGCAAGATAACTTCTGTCGGCCCTTCGACCGTAACCCAGAAGACATCGTTAGCAGATACACCAGCCGATGGGAGATGCTCGTCAACAACACCAACGAATCGTGCATTCGCTGCTGTGTTGTCTCCGCTTGCAGCTCCAAGCACGGCTGCACCAGCAGTGCCTATGTCAAACTTGACAACTTTCTTTGGAAGCAACGCACCGCCAGATGTGTTACGAACAGCAACACAAAGCTTGCGACGATTACTTCGGATAACACCAGTAGTTGGGTTAACGTCAGTGAATTCTTTCACCGCTCCAACCCAACCCGTACCGTCAGACGCAGACGAAACACCAAGTGTTTGACCTAACGCCCACGGTGGATCAACAAGAAGACTCATCTTTTAATTTTCCTTATCTAAAGAGTTAAGCTAAAGCAGAAAGTTTGAAAAAATTTCTGGCCGACTTGAATTTCAAGTTGCCAAGCATTGAAACTACATAACGATACTGCTGCGTAATTTCATCGTAGAAAGGCCCTTCGCTATTTAGAAGCTGGCCTTCCATGCACAACAGTTCCATGTTGCCCATTGCAAGTCCGTAACCAGTGTTAGCTGGAACAGAATTTTCTGAGCTTATTTCCACACCATCAAGCTCGAATACGTCTGTGAAGCCGTAGCTACGAAGACCATTCTGCTTGCTTACGATAACTCGCTCTTTAGCATCAAGAGTGTTAAGGAAGTCAATGAAGAGTCGTCGGTCAAGCAAGACCATATCGACCTGATCCTCAAGCGTATCGTTTCTGCGAGTTTGATGAATCGCTTCACGAACAGCCTTAACGCAGTTAGCTTCCCAAGTTGTTCCACCAAAGTAACTACTGGTGTAGTTAACAATTGTTGGAGAGTTGAAGTCAAACTCAGGATCAGCTTCGCCGTTAGGCCAAACACCTGTCTTCTGACTTCCGCCATAAGCACCAAGCGTGGTTGAAAGACCAGCATAGGTATCACTTGGATAAGCGAATGGATCAGCAGCATTAGCTGTACGCTGTGCGCCAGTGCTAATGTTGATAGTTCCGTTCGTTCCCATGAAAGACTCGATGCCGTGGAAACGAAGTTCGTTACCAGAAGCATAACCATCAACAACCCATTCCTTGGCAAGGTACTGTTCCATGCTCGTCAAAAGACGATTTGACATTTTTCCAGCAACATTTACCAAGGCCTGAGCGCCACGGTTCTCAAGCATTTCTTTTTTGTAGATTGCGTCCGTGACTTGTGCGCCACGATACTCAAGCTCTGCGTTCTTCCAGAGATTCTGTCGAGCGAAGACCCGAGCTGTCTCTCCATTGTTACCTGTTGGAGTATGGTTTCTGTATTGGAGTTCCCAATCAAAACCTCGTCCAGACATATTAGTTCGTACATTGCCGCTACCTTCGAGAGCAGCAAAGACTTTGTACTTCCGAAGAGATGCAATCTCTTCTTCTTTCAGGTGATTGACGATTGTTGTCGCAATCGACCTGGCCCAATCAGTGGCACTCGCCATTTTAGATTACTCCATCTTTAGTAAGTTGGCTTTGCAGCCGTTCCTCGAAACTTAACCGCTTGCCCTGCTGGGTTTGCGGTTCCGTAGTACCCGCACTCCTGTTAGGAGTTCGAGTTGCTCGTTCCCGAAGGAACTGCATGTTTTGTTGTGCTACAGGATCAGGTTGAGCCTGCGGCGAGGGGGTTGGTGAAGGCTGATGCTGCATAACCTGCGGTTGTGGTGCAGGTTGTCGTTGAGCTTGCTCGTAACTGCTTTGAAGCAAATCTCTTTGCAGCATTCCAGTTGCATACTGCCACCTAGCAGTAGGGCCATTGATGCCTAGCTGTTTTGCTTCAGCAATGTACTGCTGAATAGCATGCCCTTCACGAGTTACATTACCCTGCTGGTCGTACAACCAATCAGCATTCTGTGCTTCTAAATCATTAATGTAATTCTTTGCTTGGTACTGACCGAGTTGACCAGCTACCATCTCTTGCGCTTTTTGTGTTGCGACTTGCTCCACGAAAGGCTTGAGAGCATTCTCAGGATCAGTGACCAAGCGGCGAGCGAAATCGGCGGTGTAGGTCTGATAGTCCCGTAACGCCTGCTGCGCCTCAAACGGCGCTGACGGGTCGATGACCTCTTTGCCGCTTTCAGGGTCTCGGACGATGTATGACTTCCAAGTGTCTTTAACTTCCGGCGGATTCCACCACTTAGGAGGTGGATCAGGTTGCGAAGCTTTAGCGGCTTCTTCAGCCTTGCTTTTTTGCCACTCAGTAAAAGCCTGCTTGTTCTGAAGATACTCTTGAGCATATGGCACAACCTGCTGGTACTGTTGCAACTGACGTTGCGACTCTTGGAAACCGTTGTATGCGCCATACAGATTGCGAGCGATTGTCAGGTCGTCTTGACCTTCAAATTCGGGTAAAGCACTAAACGCTTGATAAGGACTTTGGAATCCTTGGTTTTGCTCTACTGTTTGTTCAGGTGCAGATGCCTCTGGCGCAACAGCTTCGGGGGCTTGCGTTTCTTCTGCGACAGGTACATCTGCTAATGATTCTTCGGACATAATTAACCTCTGTTGGGGCTATCGGGAAATAGGGCCTCTACAGGGTCACTGTCCTTTTATGCTGTTTTTGTTACCGAATTCAGCATTTCCACTTGCGTAGCGACTTGTTTATCCGCGAGTTCGGATCATTAGCAGTCTTTTTGCTGGTAAGTTTCTTTTTCATCCCACCCATCCTGGCACAGAATGATTTCTTTCGACTGCCCCCTTCGGGCTGTGGAGCCTTGAGGTTTCCGCCCGTAGAACGGTTATAAGAAGCACGGCCCTTTGCATTTAATCCGCCGGAAGGACTTTTGCCTTCCTTGCGAGTCCATGCCGCTGTTTTTGCTTTGCGTACTCGGTCGCCTGCCTTGTCTCTCATGATGACCTCTTAGTCTTCTCCCAACTCTTGGCATCTGGATAATCTTTATCACCTGGCTTTGCAGGAGATTCACCACGCTTACGCTTGGCATGAATGTTTGCCCATAAACCGGGACGCTTTGCTTTGCGTACTCTATCTCCAGCTTTGTCTCTCATGTCTAGTACCTTATTCCTCGTCGCTGAAGCTCTTGCCTTCCTTGAAGAGTTTGACTCATCCTGTGAATATATTCTCGCATTGCATCTTGGTTTTGATTTTGCTGCATTTGATTTGCAGCCTGTTTTTGCATTTGCTGGTTATGAACCTGCTGGTTTTGCATTGCTTGCTGTTGAGCAGCAGCTTGCCGCTTCTGTATGTTGATCAAGATTGGGTCTTGCGTTCCATACATTTGATGGTTTTGTTGGAACTGCTGTAACCGCTTTCGCTCTTCCGCTGCCCTCTTAGCCATTGCTGCACGACGCTCCTGCGGAGTCAGCCCATTAAAACCATCACCAAACATTCCAGGCATTGCTACACCTCTGTCCTTTCCAGTTTCATTCGTTTTAATTCTTCACGAAGTTTCCAAGCGTTGTCTGTTTCACGACTGTTCAGAGAACCGTTTTCTATGTAATCACGCAACTCTTCCTCTGATATTTTGTCTTCTAGCTCGTAGTAGTATTCCCAAGGCTTCCACCGAAGGTGAGTGCTATTAATCTCGGTGACTAAGATGCCTTTCCTGTTCGTGTATTGATACTTACACCAATACCATTCTTCCAACGCTACAGCATCTTCAATGACTTTGAAGTCTTGGCGGAAGCCAGTGCCAGCCCATATGCGCCACTCACCAATTCTTTTAAGTAGAGGCAATGCCTTCTCAAAACTGACCGGATGGAAGTGGTTGAGATAACTCATGTGTAGAGTCATCACACGAAAACCTACTTGCTCTGGAATGATGATTACCACTAACGAGCATAGAACAAACAGTAAGAAGACCTGATAGAAGAGGGTGCGGATGACCGCTTTAAGGCAAGGCCAAAAACACTTACGTGCCATAACCTTGCATCGGTTTCGCTGGTACACCTGGACGAGGCAGTGGTTCTTGTTTGCTGCCTTGCGGAGCCGTAGAGTACGGAATGGATGGATCAGGAGGTGCGACTTCTTGCTCTACTTCCTCTTTTTCTGGAAGTGGTTGACCGCAAGTTTCACAGTACAAAGTGCCGGGGTCTTTAGGATCATAAACCGCTTGAGGCTTTTGGCCCGTTAGCGGCTTTGTCATGTCGTACTGGTCTGTAAATCTATCTACTCTGTCTGCCATATCTTTGCCTCATTTGTCTCGCGAATTCGTTATCAAAGAAATGTTGCTCTTCCCGTCTTTTCATTTCCTGGTTATATCTGTTCTCTTGAGCTATTTGTTCTGCTTCCGCTGATTCACGGTCTGCCTGAAATCTTTGTTTCGCCTGTTTAAAGGCATCCTGACCGAAATTGTTTACGAAGTTTACTCCTGCCCTATCAATCTGATTCTGCGGTGCATTAGCAGCAATCAATTGTCTAATTTGATTTTCCCTTGCCTGTCGAAGTTCTGGACGAGGACTTTGGTTCTCTTCTCTAGCCTGTCGTTTACCTATGCCTATTTGACGCAGAAATTCCCTTTTCGCCTCTCGATTCCCGTACATGGAAGGCGGGAAATCAATTTTTTCGTAACTTCCATCGTAAGGCATTACTAAGTCCTTGGGTCGTATTGAATTTTGAAAGCGGCATTCCTTGCACCGCTTGGATGATTAAACACGGGAACCTTCTTTGCTCGACGACCATTCTGCATCACAACTTCGCCAGGAAGCTGGTCAAAAGGATGCATGCTCTCCCGCCGTTCTTGCTGTCTTGCATTTATCTGCATCTCCGCAAGACGTTCCTTTAAATTTCTGTCTGCTTGCTCGCTTGCCATCGCTTGGTTGTACCGCCTTTGCCGAGCGACTGCTTCCGCATTCTTCCGGGCATTTGCAAGACGGATTGCGTTATCCTTGGCAACCATGTCTCTGCCTTGCTGAAGAAATTTTTCGCCAGCAGTCATGGCTTGCATCATGTGGTACTGTTGTAAATTCATAAAGCTCTCCTCTATTTACTACTGTTCCTCTTTGCTCGTTTTATAGCCATTTTTACTATCGCTTTCCCCGCCATGTCTATAAATGGCAACTTCCTTTTATTTGCCTCCTCTCTCAACCAGCCCACAATGGTGTCAATGTTTTCCTCGCACCACTCTACCCCACGAACATTCATCATGATGGCACGTTTATTACAAGTGCAATTCGGAGTGGCAACAATGCCGACCTTGGCTAGCAATTTCTTCAACTCTGTGCCAGCACCGGGAGTTTCTTTTTCATGAGGAAAATTTTCGTGATTTGCGTCCACAGTAATCTTGCCGTCATCGTGCGTCTTAACAATACACGGTCTGACTTCATCTAACGTGTAACCGCGAATGACCGCTGTTGTTGCAAGTTGATTCATGCTCCACTTGACATACACAGGGCCTGTCCATTTTTTTGCTTTTTGCATTTTTATACCTACGGATCAACACAGTCACTGTTGGGCGTAACCCCATCGTCCCAATCACAAAAGTAACTTTGAACACAGTCGAGCTGAACTCTCTCGTTGACTGCTGTCCCTGCACCACCAGGTGTGGGACAAGTGCAGGTCAGCCGGACGACAAAACCACCACCATGAGCCAATATGCTCCCATGATTACTATCGCAACTATTGCCATTTTCATCTGTACTCCAAGCAGCACCATCCCAAATGGCAAAGCAGCAGCCACATTCACCGGCAGTAGAAACGCATATACCTGCAATAATTTCGCCGTCGTAATCACCCGCACGGGCGGCAATCAAACAGGAACAAATCGGCCCATTTGCAGAAACAAGATGCTCTACAAAACCTGAACCTTGAGGTACTGGGACAACAGGGCCGCCACACACTCTGCCTGTTTCTTCATCCGCAACTTCGACCCAACCAGCAAAATCTTCTCCATGTTCATCCACGCCCTCTTCCCATCTCTTTGAACAAGGGCCACACGTAGGACAAGGGTCTGCATTGTCGCAACACGGACAGGTCATAGAACACTCCGAAAGACAGGGGACTAAAGACTAATGTCCTGCAAGTTGAAACCAGCCTGAAACTAGGGGGGACAAAAAATCCAAGAGCGGATATGACATAACCATCGGCGAGCCGCCGGGGGGGCAAGGCCCCTCCGTGCAATAGGCGAGCATCCGATGCCCAGGGCTTGGCGGTTGGCATGGCTGGCGGCCTACCGTTTGACGTTTTCCGGGGTATTTTCGGCGGTGTGGTTTTGGCTGTCTTCCGCTGGTGCGCGCGTCACAGGCTATCCTCGCGCCCCGTGGCTATGGTTGCGGGGTTTCTGCGGTGCTTTTGTTCGGTCTACTGTTTAGAATTGGGGCCAAACCTTCCCGGCATGCTGTTCCCTAGGTGTTTTCGTCCGGTGATATGGTTATGCATGTCCCCCCCTCATCACTCGGGTTCCCTCTTGGACAGTTGGTGTGTTGAGACTAGGTACGAAAAAGGCCCGCAAGCGGTGAAGCCTGCGGGCCAAATTGCTCTGAGCTTTTTTTTGCGTTTTTGAAAACTGGGTGTGATTTTCCCTAGTTTTCTTGACTGCTTGCCAGTTCACTCCGTGCATACTCTAGGAAGTTGCGTCCCTTCTTCCCGATTGGCTGCCCAAGTCTTTGCTCAGTGTCTGTACCTTCCAGAGCGTTTAACAGTTGAGCCCGTGTTGGTTTTCCTTTCTTCTCGTATTCGTGGGCGGGTGTTTTGTGCCACGTTTGTGAGTCCTTGTCGTAGGTGTACATGTTTGCCACGCTGTCCCCATTCTCCGGGTAGATTGCTGGGGCGTTTTTCTCCTTTGTTCCCGTTTTGCTGTTGGGTGTTTCTTGGTTCCTTGTTAGTGGTAGTCTCCTCTTTAGGATATCACGGTTTGCAGTGGTTCCGGTTCTGGGGTTCCTTATTGCATACTCTTTGCCATGGTCTATCACTCGGGCGGGTTCCCTGTGGTAGGTTCCGTCCTCATAGAATCGCACACTCGGTGCTTCTCTGGTTTTCGTAAGGTCGAAAAGTTCTCTATCACTGGCGGGCAATTTGCTGAACGTCTTTTCCTTCTCTGCTCCCGTCATTAGGTAGTGAGGCGTGATAAGTTCCTTTTGCTTCCTTGGTGGTTTTGCGGGGCGGTTCCTATCGGCAACTGTTCCCGGTGTTCTCATCTTGGTGTGACCTTGAACGGGTGCGAAGGTTTGGTTTCCTTCGTGCCATTCTTCAACCGCTGCCACTATTCGCGAGGGGTTGAGACTCCGCGCCGATTCACTACAGCCACTGTACGGGCTATCGTCGGCCCGTGTCCAGTCGCTTAGTGTTTCGGTGTTCTCGTCTTCTCTTCTCAACTCATACCGAATATTCCAGCGGGCTACCCTCGCCCAAGCACAGCACATGCGCGCGGTGTATAGTGCGGGGTCTTCGATTGGTTCCGGTATGGTGTAGATAGATAAGGCCCAACAGACCAAAAGGTCTTGTATAAGTTCGGCCTGCTCTTCTTCTCCTTTCGGGGTCTCGCTATATGTCGAGCAATGGTATTTGATATAGTTCCTTATCACCTCCTCTATCCGTTGCGCGTCTTCATTGTCTGCACGCGCTGCGATATATGAGAAAGCACCCTCTTCCCATGTTTCTACGCTGGGTTCCTTTCGTGCTTCTTCTATCCACCTGACCGTATCTCCGTTTTCTTGGTTTCTGTAACCTTGCTCTAGTTCGTCGGTATCGGTGCGCGCGGTATCGTTTTGGGTTCTCATAATTAAGATTCCTTATTTAAGGGTAGTGTTTAGCCGGTGCAATGTTGCTCCGGTGTTGTGATTGTATTCGGCGCGCGTGCTGTGTCAAGTTCAGTCTATGTCAAAATATTTTTTCCAATTTTTTATTGGTACGTCAACGGTCTATAGATTGTCAACACGACGACTAACACAACACAACACGACACGACACGTTTTTTCGTTTCGTGTCTTTGTTTTTGTTGTGATTTTGAAAAATTGGTCATTAGCCTGGTTGCTACAACATGTGCAATCAGTCATTCGCAAAATTTTTGTGAATCGCCTGGATGCCTGGTGCTATGCAATCAACTAGTGAAAACAAATTTTTTCAATTTTTTATTGGTACGTCAACGGTACATAGATAGTCACAACCGACTAACTATAACACTCAGTCAAAAACATGAAGGAGTGTCACATGTTGCATGACCTACAAGATAGGTTCGCGCAAATCGAAAGGCTTTGGGAGCATCTCCTATCAAAAGATAAGAGAAGTTTTTCAGAGTTCTATCTGGAGGAGTACGGAGTAGTACTCCCAGAAGATGTTTCCCCAGAGGATTTATCCGATGGCAAACAAGCGTTTCACGACTGAAGAGATTCAGGAAGCAGACTGGGACGGTGTCGGCTTCTGTATTTCTTGCGGTGAGCAGTCTGGCCCAGTTGAACCTGATGCCAGGCGGTACGCCTGCGAGGAGTGCGGAGAGAAAACCGTTTACGGTGCTTCTGAAATTCTCTTCATGGGATTGGTGGACTAACAGTTCCCGATAACGCTCACTAGGCAGGATGGGATGCCCTCATCTGAGCCTATGGCCAGGGCCAGCACACTGGTGGCATGTACGGCCTAGTGGGCGTAATCCGGCATTGTTCCGGTTCCCCTAACAAAGGAGGTAGCATGAGTTATCATGTCGCCACCATTGTTCAGCCGGGAAGCAACAACACCAAGATAAAGCACGGCTCTATCGAAAGTGTTCGTAGTTGCGGTATCTCTCTCGCGGCTAGTGATGATTCTGGGATCAACGTCTGTCCAAAGGCGTTCCCCAAATCACGCATAGTCAAGATGCGAGCAGATGGTTTCACCTGGGAAGATATTGTTGAGGCTGCAAAACGCCTTAATCTTTCCACATGCTCCATTGCTTGTGTCACCAGTGAGGCTGGTCACGGTAGGTTCGACAATGTTCGCAACCCTCGTGCTAATCTTACTCGCTGGTATGTCGAAAACCGCGAAGAGTTCAAGCAGCATTGCTTGGCTGAACTGTGGCGTGAGCATGGCAGGCTCAAGGCTAACCAACTGTTAGCCTGTCGGCCTAACATAGACTCAGATGTCCCTTGGGAACGCACGTTCCCAGAGATGTTTGATGTTCCGTGTAGCTTCTGGGATTACACCAAGGTGTCAAAGCGTCTTGGCAAGACTCCCGATAACTATCATCTGACTTACTCAGTCAGTGATGCAACTACTGCTGATGATTGGCAGCGAGTGTATGACACTAACAGCCCAATCGCAGTTGTGTTCGATAGTACTTGGCAGCCGGGAGGCAAGGCTGAGTACCGCAAGTTTGGTGCGTTGCCAACTTGGTATACCGACCCTAACGGCTATCGATGGCAAGTCCTCGATGGTGACCGTTCGGACTTCCGGTTTCTTGATCCAAAGCGACCAGTATGCATTGGTCTCCGGCTCAAGGGTATGACGTTTGGCAAGTACATTGCCCGCATATCAGGGTTCGCGATGCAGTTGCCTAGGCGGCTGCGAAGCATGCTGACCAATACTCACCCAGCAGTAGCTGCATAGGAGGTGCAAAGGTGAAAACATACGGCTACATGGTGCTGTTTTCATACCGCCATGAAGGTGCGATAGGCTTGCCAAGCAAATGCTTTGTGCGAGTGTGTAGCAAGCGTAAACGTCTTGAGCTTTCCACCATTGAAAGGATTGCTCAAGAGTTGTGGCAGTCTTACGTCCTAGCCAAAAACGCTCTTCGTGACGAGTTCTATCACGGGCGAGGCATTGAGGCTTTTCTGCCAATCCAAATAAATTCAAAGGATGTCGTGGGATGCAAGAAGCATATACCAGACGACGAACCTTTCGTTGCGTACTTCGATGGTATCGAACTGATACCGGGGCAAGGTGACATCACTCCATGTGCGGAATGGCCCATGTGGAGCGATTAGAAAGGAAGCAGGTACACATGAAACTAGCTGAATGGGCTAGTCAGGTAGATGATATTAACACCATCTGGAGAGCGGACTTTGTTCGCGAACTACCACCTACCACTAGCTACTCAGAGAACGATAGGTTCTGCCAAGTCTTCTCAGTCTTTGGTACAGCAGAACGTAAGGCACTGTCAGAATTAGAGGACTACAGCCTGATGAACGTGCAGTACTGGTCTGATGAAATGCTTGGCTCTGACTACGACATGCAATCTAGACCAGCCCTGTTTAGTTTTCAACGCAAACAAAAACCAGATAGGAACAAAGCAACACCTTGGAAACTAAGGAGTAGATGATGAGTTACGCAGTCGAGGTGACGCATGCTGCCTGGAGAGCTTTAGTGCCTAGGGATGCAGTGTGCGTAGACGTTGAACACGGCGAGTGTTACAGGAAAACTTTTTTCTGTGTTCATGATGTCAGGGTTTTCTACATGGAGAACTTTGTGTCTTGCGTGACACAGTACTACGTCATGGACATCAACTTGTAGAAGGAGATGCAGATGCTGACTGACTACTATGTGACCTGCAATATATGCGGCACAGATAAAATGATATCTGTCAAGCCGGAGGATGTCCGTGCTTGGATGGATGGTAAACTGATTCAGGATGCCATGCCTTACTTAGATAAAGCAGACCGTGAACTTCTTGTATCACGCACTTGCGGAGAGTGCTGGCATGAGATGTTCGGAATAGAGGAGGAGGAGGATGCCGAACTGGTGTAGTTGTACTGTGGAGATAACCCACAAAGACCCAGAGAAGGTGAAGGAATTTAAAGAAGCCTTCATGCGTAAAGATATTGCCAACCATTTTCTACCTGAACCTGATTGGATGAAAACCCCAAACGATAAAGGTGAACTGCCCACGGTAAGAGAAATTGGTGAATGGAAAATCCCGTTCTTCGGTATGGATCAGGACATGCGGTTCCGAGACTGGCGTGACAAACACTGGGGATCACATAAGTTCCTGTTTGATATTGAAGGTGATGGGCTTGAGATAGATGACATCGAAAACGAAGACGTTAAAGGTGTCTACGTCCACTTCATGTCTGCATGGAATCCGCCTGTCGAACTGTTCAAACATCTTGAAACACTAGGCTTTGAATATATGATGGAGTGCTACGAGCCTGACAATGGTATAGACGAGACCCACATGTCAGAGTACTGGCTTCCAAAGGATCAGGTAGACCCTACCTAGTACAAGCCAGCCCACGGATGTTCTCATGTCCGTTCGTCTGTGTTTTAGTAGTGTTTAATACAGATGTCAGTAGGTTTTCCTACTGGGGCTGGTTTTATTCTTCCCTCTTTTTTCTATGGAGGAGCGTATGATTTTACCGGCTCTGTATGTCCGTGCGCCTTGGGCAAACCTCATTGCGTCAGGGACTAAGTCAATTGAGACAAGACACTACCCACCACCGGACTACGTCATTGGTGAATGGGTAGCAATCGTACAGCCAAGGTGCAGAGGCAATCCAAAAGCCTCTGTTCGTTGTCTCGCATACTTCAGTGGCTCTTATCAATACCGTGATAAAGAACAGTGGGCCAAGGAATTGACATCACATCGAGTCAAAGACTGTGACCCAGACTTCGGATGGCAAGAAAGCAAACCGAAGTATGCCTGGAAAATCCACATGGTGGCAGATGTCCATGACACATGGTACTGGAAGGTACGTAATGGTGGTCGAGTATGGACACAGGTTCAAGTCGGATTCAGACAGTTCCTCGAAACAACAGGAGGTTATGGAACATGTTCAGAGTTACAATCTTTACAGATAACGAAGCATTCACCCACGACGACGAAGTTAGCAGAGTCTTGCGTGGCTTGGCTCGAAAGGTAGAGGAGTTCCCTGCGGAGTCATTCAGTGGAACGCTGCGTGATATCAATGGAAACTTCTGCGGTACGTATGAGTACAGTGAGAGGGTGAGCGTAGAAGAGTAGTACTACCCAGCCAGTGTCGGCTGGGTTTTTTCGTGTCGGTTTTCATGGTGTACAGATGTATACTTAACCCTAACAAACAAAGGAAAAACATGGCAAAACCAGACGACTTCAACGGCATCCCCGGATGCAGTTGGGTTACCAGAAACGGTAACCGTGTGTACGGGAAAATCATTCGCGTAAACGCACGTACTGTGACATGCGAGGTAGTGAAATCAGACGAGCCGCATGATGGACGAAACAAGTTCTACACAGGCAATAAATACTATGTGAACTACAGCATCTTGCGTCCTGAGCGCACGCTCCCTGTGCAAAAGCAGACAGGCAAGCCTTACCCGATTGGCCTGACCATCGCTGACATTCGGTGGGCCACGAAAGAGGACTTAGAACAGTTTGGTTTCGATGAAGGGTATGCATATCCCAACCCACCGCAAGTGCTAGTCCTGTCTGACGGCACTTGTCTTATGCCATCGCGAGACCCTGAGTGCAACGGCACTGGTTTCATGCTGACCACTCACGGCAGCGGCTGGCTCGAAGTAAACGAGAGAGGAGAGAGCGTATGAGATATGCCTCTGTCTGTGATGGAATCGGTGCGGCACATGCTGCATGGGGGCCATTGGGATGGGAGTGTGCTTGGACTAGTGAGGTTGATCCGTTTCCAGCGGACGTTGTTAAGCAACGGTATGGACATGACAACCTTGGAGACATGTTGTCTATAACAGAAAGGCAGATAGATGAGCGAGGTACAATCGACCTTCTTGCCGGAGGAACGCCATGTCAATCATTCAGTATCGCAAACACAAAGCGACAAGGATTGGGTGACCATCGTGGCAACTTGGCCCTCCGATTTGTACAGCTTGCTGGATACTGCAAGCCCAAATGGATTGTCTGGGAAAACGTCCCCGGTGTCCTCAGTTGTAACAACGGACACGACTTTGGAACCTTCCTCAAAGGGTTGGTTGACTGCGGGTATTCTCTCGCCTACAGAGTCATGGACGCACAGCACTACGGAGTCCCCCAACGTAGGCGTAGAGTCTTCGTTGTCGGAAGTCTTGGAGGGTGGCGAAGTCCCGCAGCGGTACTACTTGAGCAGCAAAGCGTCCAGCGGAATCCTAAGAAGAGCGCAAAACCGTGGCAAGAAATTGCCATCCCAACTGAAGGAAGCGTTGGAAGTAGTAGCGAAGCGCGAGGAGTAATCGCACCTGAAGTTAGCGACACTATCACGCAACGATATAGCAAAGGGACACGCAGCCGAGATGGTCTAGTCGTATGTCCTGAAGTAGCAAACTGTTTAACTCGTCGGATGTACAAGGGTATCAACACCACACTCGACGAGGGCCAGACCCCGATAGTCATGCCCCAGGCATACACGAAGAAGCATCGTGCTGCCTCGGCTGATGACTATGAATCGTGGGAAGCAAGTGAAGTATCACCAACCCTGAATGTCTTTGACACAGGTGACACTCGTGCGACCACTGTCATACCAAAAGAAACGGGAGTCCGAAGACTAACTCCCCGCGAGTGCGAGCGTCTTCAAGGATTCCCTGACGACCACACAGCAATCGTATTCAACGGCAAGCAAGCCAGCGATACACGCAGATACAAAGCATTAGGTAACTCATGGGCTGTGCCTGTGGCCCAGTGGATAGGCAGGCGAATTGAAATGGTAGAGGAGGTAAACAAATGCCATACGTCCGAAGCATAGAGGTCAGCAAGATACAAGAGATAGCTACGCACCTCATGCATCTAGCAGATGTCCTCCAAGAGGAACACGTTAAGCCTGACTTCTATTACAGGCAAGTTGGCAAAGAGGAACCCAACATTATGGAACAAGAAAAGTGCGAGGCTGCATGGGACGAGATGTCTGCCCAGTGCAGTGACTACGGACGGTTCTTGCAAAGAGTTATAGACGAAAACCTTACTACTTGGTGACAAAGGAGGAAAGGAAATGGTTGAAACACCTGATGATTTCGATAAGCCAGAATGCGTTCTTCGTATTCTTCGTGAGGGAGTCAACGGACTGTCCGTTGTCTACAAAAAATTCATAGTTACTGATGAAGACATTGAAAGTGGCTTCGTAAAAGAAACAACAAAAAACGCATCGGAAGTTGAGCCAGGTGATAGCCTGCATCCTATCCTCGACTACGAAAGAGGAGAAGCGATTAATGCTTGCAACATACCTAACAAGGAAGCCTTGGAACTACTCTTGTCTCCTGCGGCATTGAGCTGGGGGGAACTACAGCAGGCCGAAAAGTTTTCTGTCTCGTTAGATGCTAACTACTTGTGCATGTACAGGTACGAAGAGTACGACAAAGTTGACCCGAACCTTCTGCCCAAGGACGACGACCGGGAGAACTACAGGCTTGCATGCGACGAGTACAACATCACCGCTAAAGAAGTTGACGACGACAGACCGTTCGCGGTCAAGAGGTTTCAGCCTGCGTCATATGCGGAGGCTCGACTGCGACACGGCCCTCTAATTGATGGGCTGTACGGCAAGCCGGGAGACTTAGTGTTTGAAGCATACAGGGAAGAGGGCGACATGGAAGACAGGAAGCCGTGGTGGATTGTGGAATGGCAACCAGACAACGGCGAAGTCTTTGCCTGCGTCAATGCTACCGGAGACATCATGCTTGTTGACGCTGAAAGCCTGACTCGAAACTGGCGTGGGAAGGATGACGCTGACGCATACAACGAGGATTGGGAGACAGGAGAGGAGGAGGATGATGAATAAATATTGGCAGCAAATTCACTCTGAATATGCACGGCTAAAACAGTGGTATCTAGAAGCAGATGCCTACGAGTCCAACAGCAATGGAGACCCTTTATACGCTGCCCACAAGGCTCTTTATGAAATAAGAAAACAAATTGCTTATGACCGATGGTACGACAAGGAAATGGCAGACTAAACAACAGGGAGAGTACGAGGACTTCAACGAAAAGGAGGAGGAGGATGATTACGTTTGTGATTAAAGAAGACGAGATGTTTCAAGTTAGTACCAACGGTGAGCCAGCACCGTGCCAGGTAGAAGTTCATGACTATACATATTGTCCGTATGAACTTGCTGACTCTGGCGAGGAAGAGGAGATACTTAGGACTGACAAGAACGGAGACAACTACTGTGTTCTGACCATCAAGAAAGGAGACATCTTCTAATGACTAATTATCGCGTAATCGTAATATCACGGCTCGATGATGTGCCTTGCGAGTTTCGCAGGTTCAAAACTAAATCTGATGCGGAACAGGCGTTAGAGGTTTGTAAGGATACGATACCAGAACTTATCGCAGAAGTTTCAGAGATGCGAGAAGACGACGCGAGTACTCTGGACAAAGAGCCAATTACGTTTGACGAGTGGTGCTACGAGGAGGTGAGTGATGGGTAAGAGAAGGACAGGAGGCTTCAACAAGAAGCGTAAGTGTAGATACTACGCACCGAGCCAAATGGTTGGTGCTGGTTACAAGTCGAAGAGACTAGTCGTAGAGTTTAATGGTCGGGCAGTGCGGTTACCGCTCGACAGAATAGACCCGAGTCTTGCGATGAAGAAGGAGGTGAGTGATGCGGAAGAGGAGAACGGAAATCATTCCATACACAATTGATTTACTGAGTATGAATGAAGTTGCAAAATCAATGGATGTCCCGCGAACAAAGGCTATCGAAATAGTCAGTGATGCTGCTGCTAATCGCGAGATTGAAATCTACAGAAACGGAAGGATGGAAGTCTACGTTTCCATCGCAGACTTCAACAAACTTGAGCGACCGAGACCAGTGTAGAACGCCTCCCGTAACGGTTGTCCTGATCAAACAACTGCCAAGGGCGTGGTTCTACTCCAGATACTGTCAGGTCTGGGTGTGACGGCACATGCCGTTCAAATAGGGATGGAACGTAAAAGTCCCGCTGGTTTTTCTTTAACTAAAGGAGGTGAGTGATGAATAAGTTTATTCCATACTATTTCGTTCGTATGACTGAAGAACAGATTAGAAGTCTCGGTTCTCAGTTGACGCAACCATCAACTGAATGGGGTGACCCAATGGAACGATTGAGATTGGTGTATGACTTGCGTTCGATTCTCAGAAACATAGAGGAGGGAGTTGATGTCAGCGATAGTTAAGTCAGCTTTGATTGCCAGTACCTTGTGGTCTGGTTGTACGATTGTTCCTAATAAGAACACTATCACTATGAATAAAACCATAGAGTTAGATGAGCGAGCATTGGAGGATGTCAACGTAGGCATCCGATTAGAGTGGATTCGATAAGGAGGAACTTATGCAGCACAGTACCGACACACTTAGCCTGTTGTCGTTGTTAGAAACGCGAGCATTCAGCAAGCGACTCAAGAAGATTCGATGGGACTCTGTTCTCAAGTCAGTGCAAGAGCTGGGCAGGATATCTTGGAAGAAAGATACCGACCCCAGTAAAATTGCTTTGCTAGTCAACCAGTTATACAATGCCATGACTCCAGAGTTATTCACTGAGTTGATTGGCGTTGACGAGAAGCCGTTAGCTATCAAGCAGACACTGCCTAGCGGCAAGACTTTTACCAAAAGATTCAGCGGTGATTGGGCAGAGCTTTGCACTTCACCTGTTTCACTCGACGAGTCTGACTATCCCCCAGGCTCATGGCCCTTGTGGTTTAACGGTACATCTACTGTGTTCTTTGAATACGACACAGGCCGCATAGCCATTGAGAATAAGGAGGATAAGTAATGGTCTTGTTAGAGTGCATTGTTAGCGGAGTGGTTCTTATTACTGTAATCGTATGGGCAGGGAGTGACTAATGATTTACGGATACGCAAGGGTTTCAACAGGCAAGGAAGACCAAGAGAAGTCGATACCTAACCAGGTTGCAGCAATAGAAGAGTTAGCTGATACCATCGACGATTCTTTTGGTGGTGTCTTCGTTGACGATGGCGTGTCAGCCTACAAGGTTGAGTTACGAGACAGACCTAATGGCAGGAGACTGCATGACAAACTGGAGCGTGGGGATACTGTAATCGCCACGGACTACGACAGACTGTGGCGAATTGAGAATGACAGAGAATGCTGCAAGGATTCATGGAACAACCTAGGCGTTACGCTGCACATCGTTGGTCAAGCTCCACAGAAACCAAGGCCCCGCATCACTGCTGACGAGATGCTGCTTGAGAAAATCGAGGGTGTCATGCCGCAATACCAAAGCCACAAGCATGGCGACAAGGTATGGAATTGTCACAGAAGGTATCGCAAGAACAAGAAACCGTATGCAGCCATGCGTCCTTGGGGATGGAAGAGCAATGGCAAAGGTGATTGGGTAGAGAACAGTAAGGAACGAGAAGTTGCAGAGCGAATCACTTTCCTGCGGGACGACCAGGGTTTGTCTTGGAGGAAAATTGCGAACACGCTTTTCCTGGCAAGGATTCGCAAGCCTGTGACCCAGAAGAATTCTTCGGGCAGGTACTGGCCCAGCGATTGCCGGAGTCTTTACCGGGCATCGGAAGACGGATATCCAATTTCTCCGCAAGCTCCTTCATCAATCGTCGATTCTTCATCGTAACGATTCTCATTGCTGAATCATTCTCTTCACTCAGTTGCCGAAGAGTCATGTTCTCAATAAATCTCTGGGCTGCAAACTCTTGGTCTGCCTCATCGAGTCCTTCGATTGCTAGACGCAAGTGATCCAGTTCATCCTCTGTTCTTAGTTGATGCTCTGCTTCACTCATTGCCACCCGTTCACCAGGTGACCTAGTAATCTTTCGCATGAACTTGCACATGGCATTCAGTACTGCCCGTGCGAAGTATGCCTTTGGATATGGCAGTTTCTTTTTGTCATAGGTAATAGCTGCCTTTGACAATGCAAGGTAACCCTCACCCTCAAGGTCAGGTATCATTGCAGACCTTTGCCACCCTGGTCTCTGCGAAACAAAGTAACGTGAGAGCATGCGAACTAAAGGCATGTACTCAACTGCCAGTTTTTGTCTTGCTTTTGATAACTTCGATTTCTTTTTCGTGGGCATCTAATCGCTCTTCATGTTGTTCCAGTTTGATACGGAGTTCTTTAATCAACTCCGGTAATGCCTCGACCGACTGCGCTATCAGCGCAACCTTGGCGTGTATAGAAAACGCCCAAGGTATAACGGCAAAGACGGCAGCTAATAACACTGCGAGAATTTCTACGTCTACTGTCAAAGCTCTTCCCCCATAGCCATCAGGGCCATAAGCCCTACATATGGATGCAAGCGACCAGTTTCCACCTGATCCCAGATGCAATCCTTCATTTGTTCTTCTTCTTCTCGGGGGTACACGTAGATATAAGTCTGCCCATTACAAGTGATGGTCATATCTACAACATCCTCTTCACCGAATTCGTAGTTGTCGAAGTCAGTGTCGTCGAGAGGTAGAGATTCGTAGTCGTTAAACCAACTATCGAATGAGAACCGTGGTGCATTTGCCATTAAGGCATCGCGTTTCTTTCTTGGCCGGAGGTTCGTTTATCTCGACGGGGTCATGTACTAGTGCCTTGTCAGTGGTCTTACACTTACAAGTTTCTGGGCAGGGGCAGTCAGTGATGTGACCGTCACCGTGAATAATCTTCCCACCTTCACATATGCCACAGCATTCAGTCGGCGTGTCATCCAGTGGTGCAGCCAAAACATAGGCAGCTTCACATGCTATGCGTGGCGTGTAGTCAGGCTGTGGGTCAGCTAGGAGAGCGAGGATAAATTCAATCATCAGATAGCATTCCTATGGTTCCGAAGTCAGGCAGTTGTTGTGGTGGGAAACCATCAACACCACCATACACCCAGCAGTCTCCACTGCTTACGCATACATTGAAGTCGTCGGCTGTTGTAACAATCAAACCTGGCGGAGGTTTAGGGAATGACTTAGGCCAGTCTTTCACTGGCTTATTCCATGCTCCCCATGAGTTGGCTATGAACCATACACGGAAGGGCCAGAATTCTTTTGTGTCGTCGTACCCCACGATTCCCATGTCATGATTCCATGACCCTTTTCTTTCGTGTACGTTTCGGCTTGAGGGAGTGCCGCTCCATGCAGCAGACTGCCCCGAGTGTGCGGCGTACCCATTGATCATGGCATCCATCAAGTCTTCCTGCGACTTAATGTTTCGGATATTGTTTACCTTCTGATTGTTGCACAGTTCCTTGACTTCATCAGGCACACCACCTCGACCCCATCCTGTACCGATGCTGCTTTTGTATTTGGTCAGGTCACACGCATCGTACTTCTCTCGTACTAGGTATCCCGTATCTCTTTCAAACCGTGAAGCTCTAGCCGGAGACATGCCTTGACCACTATGTCCTCTTGCGCCATACGTTGGCTCAGTCGCACCACGTTTGTAAAAGTCAAAGGGTTCTTTCCTTACGAGGATGCGACAACACCGTGAGATATCACGGGCGTTACGCGAGCCATGCGAGACACAGTCTCCTGTTGTCTGCCGCTCACTGAATGCACCCTTATCGAACTTGGTGTAGTACTGCCACAGTAAAGCTCGCTTGCCCTTGCCACTGTCCTTGATGTTCCCTTCACTGAAGTACGGATGCTTCTGTGACTCTAAGAACTGTATGCGTTCACGTACATCCTCGATGTACCCAGGCAAACCATCTTCGTATTCTTTGACAATGTCTTTATCTGGCACTTGCAGCTATCTCCTTACAAGCAGCAACGATGTCGTCCGCAACTCCTGACAAAGCTACGTTGTCTAAAGAGATGTGGCTTCCAATAACCTCTTCGACGGCATCGTCTAAATCGGGGTACTTTCCCACTAGGTCTGTACCTCCTACGGCTAGGCCCAGTGTGTTCTGATGTATCTCTCGCCACGCAGCAGTGGTAGGTATTCGCTCACCACCATCACGCTCTGTTATGTCAGCTAACGATTCGTAGATACTGGCGACAGTCGCCTTGTCTTTAGCAGTGGCATAGCGGAGAGCTTCAGCTACTACACCTGTTGGTTTTGGTGGTGCTTCTTTCGCAGGAAGGAATGTGTATGCCACATAGAGAACTGCGATAGCCATCACGATATGCTTGCTCATGTCTTCACCTTTAATAGAACTTCAAGCAGACTGTTGCATGCCTTAGTCACTTCTGTTGTGGCATGAGCCTGACGTATAGCAACAACATCTTCTATCTCTTTCATCAAGTCAGGCTTTGCCTTGGTCACTGGCTTAACTTGAGGCACGGTATCTATAAGAGCTTTAATGTTTGGGAGGTAAGCCCACACAAAGATGCAGCCCACTATTACCAAACCAATAATCTGTTGCGTTGTCATAGAAAACTTTCCGTTTTGATTAACATTTGTTTCGGATCAATCAGACCCCAACCGTAGATATCATCGTGTCCAGCTTGACCAACATCGGTACAGGTTTCGCGTAAGACCTCGAAGACATCTGGTGGGTTCTCCCTGTCTTTCCAAGCAGACAGGTACAGGGCCAGCACTCCAGCTACAAAAGGCGCAGCCATACTTGTGCCAGATAGAGTTGCATAATCGTTATTGAGCCAGGTGCTTGTGATATCTTCGCCAGGAGCTGCAACAATTATTTGTCTGCCCCGGCAACTAAACTCACACGCATGGCCTTTGCTATCAACCGCACCGACCGCAACTGTTTCTGGGAACGCAGCGGGAAAATTCACTGACCCTGCATCATTACCCGCAGCGCAGACAGTGATCACCCCCTCTCGATGAGCTTCTTCAATCGCATTATGAACTCCTTTACTAGGAGAAGAACCACCCAGGCTCATGCAGATAATGTCTGCACCAACTTTAGTGGCATGTCGAACCGCTTGGGCAACATGTTCGTTGCTACCAAATCCTGAATGCCCTAACACTTTTAAAGAAAGAAGTCTGGCTTTCGGAGCGACTCCTTTACATCTACCTCCGGTGCTAGCAATGATGCCAGCAACGTGAGTACCGTGACCCAAGGTGTCATAGAACTCCGAGTCACTAGTGAAGTTGCGATAGTCTGCACACTCTAGGTGCGAGTGTTGTGCAACACCGGAATCTATCACGGCTACAGTCACACCTTTACCCTGAGACTTCTGCCATATCTCTGGTATGCCATAGGAAGAAACTCCCCAATCAACACCAGTTGACATGATTGAACTACCGAACTGAACTCGGTATGGCGGCAGGTGAACTAAGCTCACTTGCCTTCCCGTTGCACAAAATCAAAAACGATTTGAAGAACAGGGATGATGATACTGGTCACTGCTATCCAGGGGATACCCAACGCAGACACATCAGCACCAAGAGCCATCAGCTCCACATCGTCTTCATAATCAAATGAGTCAGCGTCAAACGCCAGCACTCCACCGTCTTCAAACAACGGCAATACAATTCGAGCAACGGCATCAACAATCTTCCATCTCTCTTCAAGAGACATGTCTGTTGACCATGCTTTAGTAAGCTCATAAATCTGTAGAGCCTGGTCACGGTGGCTTAACAACCAACGTGCGATTTTAACTACGGTCGCCATCGTCCTCTCCTTCACTCACGAGTAAGACGGCAATGACGGCATGGCCTGCTATGTCCATCATCGTTCGCCTAATATCAAATGTCCTTAAAGTGCCACCGAGTCTCCGGTATTTTTCACCAATCCTTGCGAGTTGATATCTCCAAGGTTTAATCCCTGTCTCAGCCACACCTTTGGCGTTTGCGAGGGGTTCTTCTACGCAGTTGTAATACCCTCGTTTGCGGCTCAATAGCTGCCAGACGCTAACGCATACACCCCAGTATGGGTCTGCCTGGAGTAGCAGGCTTAGTTCTCCAAGGAGTGTTTCTATACGCGCTTGTGATTCTTCCGAGTTCAGCCCAGAAGGTTGCGTGGTGATGGGGGTCTTCTCTACCGTCAACGTCTTCGAGTCCTTCAGTCCTAGCATGGGCGTATTCCTCCAGTAGTGTGTCAATCAGCGTGTCATTGCTCAGGTCGTTCCTCAGTCGTATCACTCCCTGTTCCTCGTTCACGAGATACCATTCCCCCAGACGGTCTGGCAGAGTCTTTCCCTCCACCAGCTTGATCCGAATCTTGAATCTCACTGGGTAATGTTTCATCAGCCAGCGTCTGACCTTGTCTATGAATTTCCTCTGCAAATCTTGGGGCATCCTGCAACCTCATAATTAAGACCCATTCTTCTCTGTTGCGACGATGCAACACGACAGGCACTTTGCCTCTGGCATCTACAACTGCTTGGGCTAACCAGTTGTATGGATTACCTTTCTCTGTCCTCTTAACCTCAACATGTATCTCTGTATGGTCTGTCTTGATGTCAGGTGAGTCTGGGCCTCCTGCGAATTGGCAGCCCCTAAAACTATTCACGTTAAAAGTTTCCGACCAAGCTTTCGCTCCAGACCGTTCACCACGCGCGCCCTTGGCACGAGAATCTATTTTTCTTTTTGCCATGTCGCTCCTAAAACAAGTATGCGAGTTCACCGTAGTTGTCTCGATTCTCGACAAGCACAGTACTCACCGAACCAAACTGTTCTTCAACTAATCGTGCGATTGATGTTGCTTTACTTTTGCCAAGCACTTTTTCGTTCTTGCCAATCCAGGTTCCTACTTTGCTGGCAAACCTGAAGTCGGCGTTCTCTCCGAGCGTAGGCCAGTACACACGCACTACCCACTTCGTAAGAGTTACTTTAGTTCCGCAATGAATGTCAGACATCGTCAGGTTCCTTTGATTCAAGCATCATCGTTAAACAATCGAACACATGGTTCGGGTGGTCATCACAACAATCATTCTTGATTAGGTAGTCGCACAGACTTTCTTTGCTTTGAACATCAAGCAAGTCCACAAGCAATCGACCGTAGCTATCTCTCCACCACTCATGACTATCTAGGTACAACCTTCCGTGATCAGCATGCACCTCCACCCAATCCACAATCGCTTGCTGGCAATCAGGCGTATGGTTCTTTGTGCAAATAGGCACTGCGTAAACATTCACGTTGGCTGAAATAGCTGGCACGTTTGTCCTTATGATGAAAGTGTCAGGCCGGGTGACCCGTATGACCTGGGCAGTCAGGGGTTTCTTTTTGACCACGTTAAGTTTCGTTCTCGTTCGTTCATGTAAAATTCCGGTATAGGTTCTGGGTCTACTCCCAGATGTTTTTTGTTTTTTAACTTTGCTAAAAACTGTGGGTCGTAAAGCTCAGGATCACTCTCCCGTTTAGCCTCTAGCAGAATTGCTAGCGTTAGGTCTGGCGTGTTAGCCACTACCTTCCCGCCGTGGTACACACCGTGGCATCTGTTACACAACGTGAGGTATGCCCTTGGTGTATGTGCCTTCTGTCTATTTGCTCCTCCAACTAAATGGTGTACCTCTAATCGCCTACGCCCGTCTGACTCAGGCCAGTGGCAAACTGCACAACTCCTGTGCAAGTCGGCCCAAGCAAACATCTCAGCTCGCTGCTTTTCGTTCACGGTAAATGCCTGGTGGATTCGTAACGTAAGACAACGCTCGCTTTACTGTCGCTACTGTGTCTCCTATTTTTCCTAACCCTGTATTGCAACTACTGCAAAGAATGCCTCGCACCTGATTGCTGTCATGACAATGGTCAATCATTGCACGAGTTTTCGCACCAGGTGTCCATGAGATTTTTTTTCCACATAAGTCGCAATGAACTATCTTCATTAAAAGTTTTATTTCTTCTGTTGTGACTTTGTATTTTGTTTTGATGTTGATTATTTTCTGTCTTGCAGCGCAGTAACTTGATTGGCGACTTTTCTTAGCACACTCTTTGCATTGCCAACACAAACCATTTGGTCTAGTACCGTCCTTACTAAAACTCGTTTTATGTTTATTTTTGTTGCATGACGGACACTTCACGGAGCGGCTCCTTCCAGAGCAAACTCCATTGATGGGACAAGACCTACGTGTAGTTCATCTTCTGTCAGCCGTAGCCTTGGGCCATAGCCGTAGTCGTGTAGGTCACCAGCCTGTATCTCTTCGAGGGTAGCCCAACCGGCAATGCGAGCTTGTTGATTAGGAACATCAACTACTGTCAGCACGTAGTAGTCAGCCCAGTGCTTCTGGTCAGGAAATACAACTAGGTCTGGTGAATGAATCCTAGTGGTAGCTTTGACATCTACTGTGCCAAAGTCACAACTGAAGTCTTTGCCGTTGTCGCCTTCCGGTCTCAGCTCTTCATCTATTGGCTGACCGCATGCAAGGCTTACTGCCACCTCGCCAGCTAATCCAACTAGCCAGGTGCTGTGTTTAGAAAGATGCAACCCAGATGCATAGTTACGCTTCTGGTGCTGACGCTCCTGATCCAGCAAGGCAATCCTTTGCCAATGCTGGGATAGGTCAATCCATTGTGGGGAAACCAAACTCCGTTTAGCCCTTCACCTCCATGAAGTTGCATTACTGTACGCTTGTCCACCATGCATGTCAAGGAGAAAATCTGGGCCTCTATATATAGACCACTGCTTTCTTAATACTTGCAGGTCAACCTTGGCTTTCAGGAAAGGGAAGCAAGGTGCGCAGGGAGATAGTCCCACCGCATGCTTGCAGTGTGACCCCTGCACTCCCAGCGTACCCTTGGCTTTCGAGGTTGCGGTCGCTTTAGTGCGTCCCCAGTTCACACAGGTCTGGGGCTTGTTGCTTCTTTTGCTGCTGTGTCAGCGTGAGACTAGGCTATCAACTTTCGGGCTTGCCTTTGTGGTCATGTCTCGTCCCTCAATCTCTCGTTACCGAGAGCCTCCGCCTGTCAACCACGCCACCGAACACCGACAGGTCAAACATTCGATGGTAATTAATACGTTTTAATTTTCTTTAATTCAAATTACTTTACAGCAAACATTAGTCCTACATTGGCAAGAGCGTAAGCAAAGTATGTAACAGCCATTGGCAGGTTGCCCTTGTAGGTTTGCTCAATCGCAACGTACAGGTAAATCAAACCTGTGATTGCAACCAGCGGTACGCTCATCCTCCTGACCTATGTTCTTTAAAGTCTTTAGCAAGCCGACCTACTAGCCGACTGCCAACTCTCCTAAAAATACACGGCAGCAATGAATGAACTATCAAGGCCACTCCCGCCAGTATGCATCGCACACCATGCCGAAACGCAAAACGAAAGTGTCCTAGGTATGTCATGTTATTTTTTCTTAAATGTCTTCTGGCTCTTTTAAAAATCTCTGTGTCTCCTTGTGTCACCTGGCCCGTACATAGTGCAAAGGATTCGCGGCAGTGTTGGCTTATTGCCACCAGTGACTCGCCCACCTTTGCAATCTTCAATGTGTTTGTTTCTAATTTCGTATTTCGCTTTAGCTATTCGCCGCAGCTCCTGCACTGCAAGTTCATTAGCCTCTTCAAAAGAAAGAGCGCCATGAGACTCAGCATGAATATCATTAGCTACCTGTAATGTTGTGGTGTCGTAAACGTCCGTGTACTTATTTTCGTTCTCGTATGTCATCGTCCTGGCATTCGTTTTACGGGGGACTCGGGGTCAGCAATGCCGTACATGGCATTGCCCATGATTTTTATTTCAGGGCTGTCTACGTGAATGACAGACCCGTCTTTGAAGAGATGAACTACCCACACGGAATTAATCATTGGCCCGTAGTCAATGAGGAATAGGGCATGGCCTTCTCCGGCAGGCGTGTTGACATAGATTTCTGGATTGATGCGACTAATCACAACTGCCCCATGTATCTATCATTCGTTTCTGAATTCTTTCTAACTCGGACTCCAACTCTCTAATCCTCTTCGCCATCTCCTCTGGGCTGCGAGTGATGTGTTGTTTCCTACTGCTTGTTTTTTGCTGCTTACCTGTAACCGGCGTTGGGTCACTTGCCATTCTTCTTGCCTCGTTTAAACCAATTGAAAATTCTTCTTAACAATCCTTTTTTTCTCTCGGGTCTTTCGCCAGGAGGAAACGCATGCTCGATGTCGAACCGCTGATGAAACACATGAACTGTTTCCTCCAGCAATGCGTCCTGTCTCTCAACTTGCTGTTCTGAATTTTTCATTTCTTCGCCCTATCTCCTTTCGGTACAAACCTCGTATCCATCCGGTGAGCGTTGGGTTGTTCGCCCCCCACTCCAAATAACTCTTAGGTAGTTCGCTTAACTGCTTGCCTCCATACTTTCCTTTCAACGGATTTCTGTATGTGCCTACACTTCGTCGTCCGTTCTTGGTGATGTCGTGCTTGATGCTTTGCACTTTTCCTGTAGCCTGCCCAGAGGCATTGGCTCGCATGGCTTCAATAAGTTCAGCTTTTGCTCTTCGCTCCGCTTCTTTCCGTGTGAGTTCTTCCAGTTCTTCAGGCGTAAGAGGAGTTTCGGATTGACTACCAATCTCACTAGCAATTCGCCTTTCCTTTGCAGAGAAGTCACAAAACATGTCAGGCGCTGTGATGAGGTTGTGATCCAAGGTGGCATCGGTGCAGTCAACAATTTTGAAAAACGGCTTGTCTGAATTTTTGATACGTTCAATTCTTTGCTCCTTCGTAAGTCCTGGTTCATCAACTGTTCCCGGCAAGCAACGAGTCGCTCGACCAACGCATTGCAGCCAGAAACTTCTGGAGCGTGTGGGCCTTCCAAGAATGAGTGTGGTTGTGCTTGGAACGTCGAAGCCGGTGGCACAGACGATGCAGTTGACAAGCACTTCGATGTCTCCGGCACGGTATGCTGCCAACGTGTCCCTTCGTTCTTCCTCGTCCTGTTTTCCGTGGACGTACTCGGCTTTGATTCCGTAGTTGTTTTTGAGGTAGTGGGCTGCACCTTTGGCTGAGAAGACGCTTGGCGTAAACAAGATTGTCTTGCCCTCCATGTGGCTCTTGGTGATAAGACACAGGCGGTGGAGGTTTGCTTCTTTGTGCAACTCTTGCTGGAGTTCTTTTTGTTTGTAGTCGCCCCCAGAAATCCCAACCTTTGAGAGGTCAAGGTTTTCAAGCATCGCGAGAACAAATTTGTACGGAGCTGACCAGCCATTATCTACACCCCATTGAGTTCCAAGGTTTGCTGTGACGCAGTCGTAAAATTGCATGCTCCCTCCTTGAGCAAAGGTTTACCGTCCATCCGAAATGGCGTGGCAGTGAACCCACATACAAATGCCCCTTGGTCTTGAAAGTACTTCAGCATTTCGATGACCTTCTCACTGCATTGCAAATGGGCTTCGTCCACGATTACCATTTCGATATCTTTGAATTTTGTGTAACGCTTGTTGTCTGTCCTCCCTGACAACAGGGTTTGCTTGCAGGCCACTACAACCTTGGCAGGCCATGCGAATTCGCCATCAACTGGCGCAGAGTATTCAGCCATTTCAATGTCAGCGTTTTCCCCAACTATCTGTCTCACCTTGTCTGCTGCTTGCCATACCAACTCGCGGAGCGGTGCAATGATCAGCGTCCGGCCTTCAATACGAGAGGCCATCGTGGCGAAGATGACGGTCTTGCCAGCCCCGGTGAACACAGCATTGAGCATTGCCTTAAACCCAAGTCGTCTGGCGTTGAAATTTCGCTCTATAATCTCTTCTTGGTAGTCGCGTGGTTTCATTAGTTCTCCAGGTAAAGAAGGCCCTCCGGCCCTGTCAGGAGGTAACAGAGCCGGAGGGTGGCAGCGAGAAGGTCGCGCCTAAAATCGACCGGCAAAGTCATCCTCAAGGGACTCGGTTTTCTTTTTGCCCCCACCTAGTAATTGCACGTTGCCAACTACTAGCCGCATCTTTTGTCGCTTCTC